AATCGTCGGGTCGTTATTATACGAAGCGCCACCTACAGTGAATTCAGCGTATAGACCAAGTGCTTCATAATTTAATTCAAATGTATTGTTAACATGTTGCACAAAATTCTGAGCAGTTTCTTTACAAGTATTCCCTATTAAGAAATTCTCCATAGGTATACTGTTTCTCGGATTAGCAGCAAACGCCCCTTGCCCTCCGTTAAATCCAGTCCAAACCTCACCTTCATTAAGTGTACCCCTGCTCTTAGCAAATAGCCCTTCTATAGAGTGAGGGTTAGTGTAATGCATATTCATCCAAACAGTGTCACCATCACGCAAACCACCGGGAGCATACGGATAGGCCCAAGACTTATTCAAGAATACTCCCTCTTTGACTTCAGGGTATATTGTAGTAGGACTAGCCCGCATGTCAACTAATGTAATTTCATCACCGGATGCTGGTTGAAAAGCATTATCTCGTTGAGTTAATGTGAGTAAATTATCAGCCTTTACATTATAATGAGCATAAAGTTTTACACCGTTTGAAGTAATTGTCAAAGTTTTACTACTCAAAGAGCCGCCAGTTGTAGCGACTGATAAATCGAAAGTAGTAGCACTAATAACTGCTTCAATTGTTGCTCCGACAGGTATTCCATCTCCACTCACAGCCATACCAACAGCAGGTAAAGTAGATGATGCGTGTGTTATGAGTTTAGAATTATTATAAGAACAACCACCTAAAGTAAAATCAGATGGTTTCCAAGCAAGGCGATAACGATAACCACTGTACCCATCGACTCCCGATATATCATCAGGGAAAAGACTTGCATCTTTGAGATATAATAGTGTAGGGGCACCACTTGCCCAAGCCTGAACTATTCCTTTGGCTCTTCCACTTTGTATTCTATCAAGATGAGGATTAACACGGGGGCCTGCTCTGAACTCTACAGCACTTACATATTGTTTCATACCGTAATCTACATTGCCACCCTGTGTCATTACATTAGAACGATCATAATAGAAAGAGCGCCTACCTTCATAACCAGCACTCTTGAGTAATGGGTTATCCGCAATAGGGCCATAATTCATATCTTGGTAACCCGGACCCGGAGTGAGTTGAACCCCTACTGCAAACTCCTTGACGAAGTTCTTACTCATCGCCCAATTGCCACCGGCTGTGGCTGCTGCGGCTGCTGTAATTGTATTGGCACTTTCATCTCTAGCAGTATAGAGTACCCATTCACCACTTGGTAAGAAGGCTCTACGGTACCTTGCGCTACCATCTATACCTGCAACAGCAGTAGGGCCAGCAGTAGAGATAGGGAATATACTCGCATCTTCTATAGATATTGTAGTCCCTGTAAAAGGCTTAACAATCTTAGTACCTGACCTATGACTATTACTAGATATACTATATGAAAATGCACCAAAGATTTCAGGATCTTGGGGGGTTATCTCCTCGTGCCTTCTACCTACAGGGTTCGGTGCCCAATTATGAGCAGTGTGTGTAGCGTCAATGTGTATTTTCATACTATTATCAGGACCGAGGAATATACCTTTGTCAGGATTATCAAAGAAGAACTCTTCAAACAATGGTATTTCTACCATAGCACGGGTACTAGCATACTGCGTACCTAACTGATAATCGTGCTGTACACTGTCTAGTGTTTGGAATAACCTGTCATTAATTGTAGTACCGTCATTACACATCGATTCATCAAGAAATTTGTCATCAACATGTAACTTATGACCAGTGCTTATTCCAGTAGCGGTCACCCAAGCAGCAAAACCTACTGCTTCACTGCCATCTGCTAATACGAATTTACCTGAGCCTAGATGTGTAGTACCTGATGCAAAATTAAACAAAACCCCTGTTTTTGTAGCATAGGCTGCTGAAGCAAAACGAATAGGTTCATTCGGGTCAGTCCTCGGTAACTCAAGATAAATTCTACCTTCGTCAGGAAAACAATATGTTCCCCAAGATTGTAAATCAGTAGCACGATTATTAAGTGGAAGTGTAGTAATTGTACGACCACTTGTATCAATTGCACTAACTTCAGTTGTACAATCACGCCTTGTACTCCATGCTAACCTAGCAGTAGGACTTGGATCCCAAGTTTCTTTCGTATTGATTGCTCCTTGCCCCGGTCCACCAAGAGTCATAGTGACTACAGGTGCACCCGGCATTATCTCCTTTACAATATGAGAATCAGGCGCTCCGTCACCCTTCGCACTAACACTAGCACTTGCAATATCAGAAATTATACCATAAGCAAGTAAATTAGAATTACCTTCATCATCATCATCAAATGATAATACTCTGCCTCTTGAAACCAAATATTCTATAGATATTGCATTTGGAATAGATGCATCTGTTCTTAATTTTGCTAATTGAGTAAATCTTCTTCTATCACTTGGTTGTACAGTTAATGTCATTCTATTACCAGTTATTTGGTGTTCTATAATGTCAAACATTTCATAAACTGCTGTAGATTGATTAGTTGTACCCTTACCTAATTGCACAGGGCTATTGTAAATTTCTTCATTATCATGTAACGCTACTGCAATTCCACCACCACCCGAAATACGAATAGTTGTAGCAGTAACAGCATGATTAATTGTTCCAATAACTCTACCATCGGCATGATAAACAATATCTCCATTAGCAAATATTGACCTCGCATCTACCCCATCAACTGTTATGGCGGTTGTTGTAGTAGCAGCGTAACCACCACTATTATTGATTAACACCCCAGTTCTAATACGACGATTAACTGGTAATTGTCTCATCATATCTTCTACTTCTTCTAAATTAGAAGAATAACGAGTAGGAGTAACCATAACCTTACTAAATTGCGATGACTTAATTGCCAAATTGGAATTGGATAAAGCAATACTTTGAGGAGTTTTCATAGGAGGATCTGTAGAAACCAAAGGTAAATAGTTGTCAGGGCATAATGTGAAATCTAATTTTGGTTCAGCAACTGTTCCTTCTTCGGTGTCACCTTCTAAATCGCCTTCATCGAATGGCAAATTTTCAGGTACTTTCATTTCAATTTTACCACCGGGAGAAAATATATCTAATTCTCCGGCATCTAATTCAGTATGAATAAGATCAAGAATTGAAGTACTACCTGTTACTATTGTACTAACATCAGGTATAGTTTCAGTTACCATAATAGATGGCCCGTTCATTGCAAATTTAACAACAGCCCCAGTTGTATCTAATGTTTGGAATGCAGAATCAGTAGCAGCACTAAATGTGATTTTGTTATCACTATGATTAAGAGTAGCAGTAATTTTACTATCAGTAGTTGCAGGTGTACTTCCTATCGAAATTGATGTTGCTGGTAAAACTGCACCATTTTTACCAAAAGACTTGATGCTTTCTAATTTAATGATAGTAGATGTACTGGTAAAAGAAGAATCAATCCTAGAAGCAGCAGCCACAGGGAAATTTTCGGAATTGTGACAAACAGCATTATAATGAATTTGTACAAATGGAGCATAATTGTAAGTAGATAAAGAAGGAACATTTAGTATAGCAATACGCCCTTCATCAGAAGGAACAAGATGACGCATAGTTTCATCAGAAGTACTTGTAGCATTACCTGCACCTAATGATTTAAGACTAAATAAACTAGATTTGAAATTATTTCCACCTATGCCAATTATGCCTCTTTGTGCATCAGATATATCACTCATACCATTTTCTACAACTTGACTAACTTTTGTTTTGAAGGCTGCACCTGTGATTTTAATTGTACCATGTGAATCATAAGCAGTTATCTTAGAATTAATAGGAACTGTACCTTTAATATCAGAATATAAAGAACTAAAAGATGCAGATATAATATCTGCTGAAGCATCTAATTTTTTATCGACTGTTAAATCTGACATCGGTGGCAATGTACCCATGAATGAATGACTTTTGACATGATTAAGTATATGTCTACCTGAATGACCAATATAGAATCCGGTACCGGGATTCACTGAAGATGCTGAAAATTTATTATAAGTATCAGAATCTATCGCCATACTCATAGAGAACATAATGCCGTGATTTCCATAGACACTTTCATCGATACAAACTTGACCTTGCCTATGAGAAAACTGTGTACCGCTACCTTGTGGTTGGTAATCATTCCCTGCCCCTCCATCAACTAAACAATCGCCTGTTACTACAACAAATCGCCCAGCATCATGGGCCTGTAATGCACCTCTACGACCTGTTGAAGCATTGGCGGCAAAATCAAGATGTATAGATTCAACTGTAATAGTACCGGCATCCCCATCAACCGCCATGAGTCTTAATCTCTCAGGAGCCTTGTTAGTAGGCTTACCAGTAGTAGGACCATAACCCAATGGATTAACAATAATATTGTATGGAACCTTTGGTATAAGTACATCACTAGAAGATGTAGCACTGTAAACTTTTACTTTGTAAGAACCTTGTGAATCCCAAGGACTCTGTGTAGTAAAATTAATTGCATTACCTAACACAACTGAAGTACCACTTTTGAACTGATCAACTAAAGCAGTAGCGGCTGCTACACCTATGTTAATGCTTGAACTAGCACTAGTAGATGCAGAAATAGATGGAGTGGTAGTTATCAAAGAAATAGGCTCAATAGGCTCTTCAAATCTCCAAAGCCCTATCGTGTCATTACTCTTAACAGGTGCAAAGGGCGCTTTACCTGATGACTTTGCTCCTCTTGACAAATGAATGGCTTCAATAGTGCCTCTGTATTCACCACCCTTCCCACCTAAAAACATATTAGAAGGAGCCATAATAATCCGTTGATCTTCATCAAACTCCTTAGTTACAACTACATCTCCATTAATATGCATAGATAAACGACGACGATTAAATGTCACTGTAACATTAAGTAATTCTCGGTGCCCATCATTCAAAGCACTAGCGTCATTAACGGCTGCATCGGTATAAATATCAGAATTATGTAAATCTAAACTGGGAGTAGGATATGAAATTCCATCCCAATAAGCAAAATCTCCATTAGGGTTATGAACTGGCTTAGCACTTTTAATAGTGTATACGCTTGATGTACCAGCCGCTACATTTTCTAAATTAATTTCAAATGTAGCAGGGGCCGGACTTGATGGTGTACCTACACTTAATCGCATTACATTTTCATATTCAAATACTATCCCACCACAATCAGGAACTACCCATGTTTCTAAAGTAAAAGAGTTCAAAAAACTAGGTAAATCATTTCTTGGCTCATCATTTTTACCATGCATTACATTTAGATTAGGCGGCACCATTACGCTATCAGTTATACCGTTGAATGACAATGCATATCCGGGGTCAATTAGTATACTCATATTCATACCCCTATCACGAAATCAGATGCCAACAATCTAAGTTTGTAAGCATAATATTTATTGCCAGCATCATACCGTACATGTAGTTTTTCAGGAATTATCCTCATGCCTCCTTCATTACCATGAGGATCAGATGATAATGTAAGAAATATATCTCTAACAAATGTACCAGCAAATTCAGCAATAGGGCCAACTGTATTTACTAAATCAGTTGCTAAACCAAATTTATCAAACCAATCATCATCATTATCAGGTTTTGGATCACCACCTAATCCTTTAGGCAATAACCCCGGTAACATTTTATGCGATGCGGGTATTGTATTACCAATAGAGCCTTTAGCATCATTAGTTTGCTCTCCAAAAGTAAGGAAAAAGTTTCTAGCAACTGGTGTTACAGCAGAACTTTGGATTAAACTATCATAAGGTATTTGTAAACCTCTAATTAAATCTGTATCTTTCTTAGCATTAGAAACCAAACCTAATAAATCTTGTACTTTATCACCTGCCGATTTACTATTAACACTAACTTGACTAATTACATATGGTTCTGTAAAGTATTGAATTTTAGCACTATCATAAATACCAGCATCAGATATTTCAACTTCATCAGACGCATCATATTGAATACAAGGATCTAAAGATGTTGATATTATTCCAAATGGAGTATCAATAGGTCCATCCTTTTGTATCGCTTTAAGAGTAGGGCCGCTTACCAATACAGTGAAAGCACTAGCAATTGTCTGACCACCAGTAGAAGTAATGTACCCTTGTCGTACACCGTTAGATTCAGTTATTACATTAGTAGTTAATTCCAACGCCTTCTTTACAATTAAAGCAAGTGTTGAAGCAGGGTTTCCATTTACAGCATGTGTACTAATTCCACCTATTGGTAATCTAACATAAACATCATTACCTGTACCCGGAATTCTTTTACCTGCATCGTCAGTTTCCTTAAAATGAGTACCAGTGTTAGTTACATACGGGTAAGTGCCAGCAATTTGTACACCCCCACTCGTTTGATTTTGATAATCAGCATGAGCCATATCATTACTAAATACGAAATGTACCCCTAGCGGTAGAGTCCGTGATGTTGTCATCCCGTCGATTCTCCAATAATTAGGATATAATACAAATTGCTTGTTATGTAACAATGCCTCAATAGGAGGAGTTGCCCCAGTAGTTATGTAATAATTCAAACCTGCATACACTGGAACACTTAAATTGTCTAATTTAATACTAGCAATTTGATCCCACCCCCTACCAGTATATGTTGTAGAATCAACTATACTACCTACAATTTGACCTTGTGATGTATAAACGGTAGCCCTAAAAGAATATAATTGTAAATCATCAGCCAAATCTACTTTAGTTCCTCCTGAAAAAGAAATATTAGTACCGCTAATACTTGTAACAGTACCAACAAATGTACCGTCTACTTTATGCACTCTTTGCTTCACTTGGAACTCAGAATTATTAGCGACTCTTATAGTAGTAGAGCCTGCAGAATAAGTAGCCCCTACACTAGTATGATTCACTGTACCCCCAAATAATCGTGCACCGCCCCCACCATACTCTAAATCAACCCTAATTGATCTTGCAACTGAATCATGTGGCGAATTATAAATTGTATCGACAAATATATCATCATTATCTGTATCGGGAGTATCATATATATTAATGAAACTAGTAACTGAATTTTGTATTGTAGGTAAATCTGTCGGTTTGAAATTAAATTTCAAATAATTAATTGCATTAGCATATTCACCACCATAATTATTTATCAATGTAGGCTCATTTGCAAAATTAGTAGTAGGTATAACAGATGCAAAATTAAAACCTACATCGCCCCCACTAAAACGAGAAGTTATTGCATCTACATCCATTGTAACACTATCATCATCTTGAAAAATACCATCAATTTCTATACCAATGGTAGGTATGTTAGTATCAATTGCTACCCTACCTACAATATTATCAGGTGTAGGAAAAGCAGAAGCATTACGATCCACTACAATATCAATTGCCTGAGCCTCTAAGGAAATTTCCATCAAGTTATCAGGGCCGACTACTAATCTAATTGGTAATGCCATATCTACACCTCAAATTATAATATTAGCCGATACAAACTTCAAAGAAAATTCATAGGCTTTCATTTCAGCGTCCCTATGTATATGGAAATCTGTAATTATTCCATGTATACCATTTCTTCTACTATCCTCTAAATCGGCATTGTAAGACCCTGATGCATGCGTTTCATTACTTAATGACATCTTTTCAACTGTCTCTGCATCATCAGTCATTACCCAATGATTTCTCTGTGCAACTACTTCATCTAAAGTATTCTTGTCCTTAGTAACTTTCGTATTATAGGGTATTTGTATAGCGTAAATATAATCACTAGTATCTCTTGTACCATATACTACTTGAGTTGTGAAATTGGCAAAACCTCTTACGAAATCCCCAACAGAACTACTTGAAGGTGTCATGTCAAAGTTGTTACTATTAGCAAGTATACCCAATAAATCTTGTACTTTATCACCAGCAGACTTCACCTTCTTACCAGCACTACCGCCAGTAAAACCCTGTATTGTAGGTAAATTACCAACACCAAAATTATGCGTCATTGTATTATTTACAGTACCTAAAGAAGTAGCATATACCTGTGTTATTTCCAAACGGGTTTCAAAACCATCCCCACTCTTTTTGATAGCAGTTGTAAATACCTTGTCCATAGTTTTATCACCATCAGCATTTACTGCTCTGTTGCTTATTTCTAATGTAGATGTTAATAGATTAGATAATAGATATGTGATATATTCATCTGCTCTTTTACCAGTACCACCTATACTGCGATGAGAAGGAATTTGTGAAGTACCTTCTGTCCTAGAACTACCATCTTCATAATTTGGATAATCAACATAAGTTAAAGTTTCACCTTGAGATGTAAATTCTTTGAATGCATTTTGAATTGGTAACACTAATACAGAGTCGCCATAAAGTGGTGATTCATATTCAGAACCTAAATTTTTACAAGGGGCTAACCATATTTGATCACCTGTAGAAATCGAAGTTCCGGGTGGACCTTCTTCAACTACACAAGTAATGGTTGTAGCACCTACAGCCGTTACCTTTAGTAATAAATCAGTTCCGGCACTTGCCCGAAATGAACCATAAGTTGTAGGCTCTTTTATCTTAATATGATATTTCGCTTTACTATTAGTTACATCCATCCAATCTCTAGGATCTCCTCCTGCAACATTAATTGCTGTAACCGTACTACCACTAGCGAGAGTAAGCCCAGTCATTGCTCTATATTTGTTAACAAAACCATAAGGTTCATTTTTAGCAGCAACTCGCTCTGCATCAAATACAACTGCAATCTTTTCTGAATAACCTTGATAACCAAAAAAGTAGTAAGGGTGCTGACCGCCTAATCCTCCAATCAGAGGTATGCCATATTTACTAGACAAATAACCTTCAACTTGCTCTTGCTCATCAAAAGTTAAAATTCTATCATAAATAATAATTTCATAGATATTACCTACAAACTTGTAAGAACCACCATCGGCTGCACCAGCACCTATGTAAGCGGTAGCAGCATCAGAATTATCGTATGTACCGCCAAATGAAGCCTTAAATTCCCCATTATGATATAATTGTTTACCACCACTACTTGCCCGTATTCTCGCTGAAACTATGTTAGGTGCACCTAAAGCAACTGTATCATCCCCGCTTTCGATAGAATTAACACTACTTCCATCATAATAATCTATTTTAACTTCATTATGCGAACCATCCATTTTGTAATATAAAGCATAACCTTCAACACTTTCCCTACTACTAATTATAGATTGATGGGCACCATTATCATTAGTTGTCTGAGCAACTGCAAATATGGTCATGTTAGCAGGGTTCATGTTAGCGTTATATGAAATATCAAATCTTGAAGAACCATCAAAGTAAACATAAGGTTTCCCGTTAGCACCATGTTCTTTGTAAATAGGTGAGCCATTTCTATTACCGACTAAACTAGATGCTGAGTCCACCCAAGTACCAACAGTAACACCATGACTTAATATTCCACCTACTGCGTTTGTATCAACTAGTGCATCTGCATTGAATCTTGCTACTAAACCTGAAGTAATTGGTATTGGTGGTCCTGTAGATAAGGCATTTTGTTCAATCCAATAAGCCACTGGTAAAGTAAAATGCCTACTATGCCACTGTAACCATTCTGTACTTTTTCGCTTTTTTCCAATATACATAGTAGCAGGATTATTACCTAAACCTTGTTTATTACCAGTGCTTTTCTTATCCGGTGGCCCATTGACATATGCTTCAATCCAAGCCTGTGTTGCTTCATAATCAAAAATCGATTGTGTGTGGTGAAAATCGATTACCGCTTTTGCCTGTGATGCGGCTTCTTGACCTTCATCATCAGTAAATACTCCTTGAATTTCAAAGCCTACCATTGCTTGGTTTAGATCAATTGCCATTTTACTTGCTTCACGCAAAGGTATTCCAAACGCTGATTGTTCACGCTCAACTACCATATCTATGCTAGTCGCATCTAAGGAAATCGTATCACCGTTCTCTTGTACAAGACGGATTGGCATTCTTTCCCCCGCAACAAATGGTAGACCCTTAAACGAGTTGGTATCGGCCATTTTCAACCACTCCTACTAAATCCACTTTGGTTAAGCGGTCCTCCGATTTTAGTTCGGAGTTCTTTGGTCACCATAGCGCTGATTTCCTTAGCAAGTGCCTTCTTATCAGTTCTATCTGTAACCCCACTAACATCAATTTTAAGATTAACTGTAACATTACTTTGTGACTCTTGAGTGGCTGTACCACCTATTGGTTTACGCTCTGTTGAACTATTAGCGATTTGTTTGAAACCATCGGTCTTACTAGTTTGCCTCAATGATTCTCTAAGGTCATTACTATGCGATTTTGTCATAGACATACTGTTAGTAAATTTATCCATTTGTGTCTGAAGCGCCTTCATATTTTGCTGCGCTTCTTGAGTATATTTCTTGAAATTCTCCATCGCTTCTACGGACTTTGGATCGATATTACCGTCTACCATCATATCCCCTCCAGTGGTGGCACTGAGTCATACCCCAAGTAAACTGCGTTCGCAGAGGCTTCAGAATCATCATTAGATGCCTGCGCCCAATGCAAAAGTTGCTTAGCATCATCTACACTTAATTTTCTCACTTGTTCCAACCCCATATTATAGTGTGTCATCAGTAAATATTCCATTCCTTCTTTTTGTAAACGAAGTTGGTCCTTCACTGGCCTCCCGTTAATGAAGCGCTTGATCTGTCCAACTTCGACTCCCGAAAAAGTAGCCAATTAATCACCTCGTTAGGTTCAGGTAACAAAGCGGCTAATGTTGCTCCTTCTTCAGGAGTTATATTTTCTATGTTAAATTCAGAATCATAAATAAGCCAATTATCAAAAGCATATCGCCAGTATTGTGAGAAATCTAGGCTACCATCAGATAATAATGGAGCAACTGCTTGGACATCAAAGAAAGTCAATCGCTTAACTGTAACTTCTATTCCCTTGCCATTTATTTCGATTTTATTCTTCTTCTCCTGCGACATACTTACTCACTATTTCCTCGGATGCAGCCTCATCTAAGGGGGCATCCTCTGAAGCAAGATGAGCGAATGGATCATCACTGGCCTTACCTGCTTCAGGGTCGAAGAAGTTTTCTTCCTCTTCTTCTACTATAACATCAATTTCAATACGAGGGTGAAGCGACTTCCAAAACTTCATCGGCATATTATCATCTCAACAATGGTATAGGGTATCTTGGCTGACTACTTTGACATTTCTTGGCTCCAGTCGTATTTTGGAGTGCAACAAACCCATTTCATCAGGTACGGGAATAGGGACTTCGGTAATAATATAATCGTCTATGAGAATCCGTAAAGACTGTGCCGTACTACCACCACCACTAACAATAGGTTTAGTGAAATGAAGATGAATAAGATTACCACTTGCCCCTGCTGTACCGCCATTTTCAAGATGACTTCGTAAACGATGAAATAAAGTAGCATCAGTTAAAATTACATCTATTTCCATTTCAAATTCTTCTCGACCTTCACGAATAATAGATGCATTCCTAGTACCACCATAAGGAACTTGTTTAGTTGATAAATTATCAGAATCTAATGTTTCTGCTACAGGATTACTTTGGATAGTATGAAACAACTCTACCCCAGTTTTACCTCTCAATTCAAAAGCGCTAACAAATCCTAAACTAGCACCAAATGCTTCTACACTACCATTGTAAAACATAAATGGTTTTTCAGAACGATTCGCTATACCGGAAGCCTTTCTTGAAGCCTCGTCAGTTGCGGTGTTTTGGAACATACGGTGTGCAATATATCTATCTCCTTTATTAGCAGATTCTAGGCGACCAGTATCAGTGTAAGTAGAAAGAGCATCAAAAATACACCTGTATTTTAATTCAGCATCTACAGTAGACGACAATTCCCACTCTACTATTTTACATCCTCTAAAAATACGAGTAAGTTGTTTACTATCATTAGCACCGCCGGGAGCATTACTGGTTTGTTCTGTACTATAAGACCCAACATCTCTGTTCCTAATACTATGTTCTATACAAAATGAAGGAAGGGTATCACTTGAAAATATTAAGCGTCGAACAGGATTAGTAATATCATAAGTAGTAGCAATACTAGGTCCAGTCGCATCATATTTCCTTAGCAATACATCATCTGCATCACTGGTACCATCACCACTATGTTCAAATTGCCAAGGGTCATCTACAAATATCCTCTGACCACTAGCCAAAGGTTCAATTGCAACAATTCTTCTACACTCACTGGTTTCAGTCCATTCAAAATGATGAGCGTCAGAAGTCAAACTACTACCTGCACTTGCACCGGGCCAAAAATCAGTAGTACCTAAATCAGGAGTTTTGTAAGTTACTGTTGGTACTCTAGTTAAATCTTTAATTAGAATATAATCTCCAACTGCCGCATTAACTGCTGCACCTCCTGAAGTAAAGTTCAAATTATCTATATCAATAAATGTTTGACCGGGAGCAACTGTGTAAGTAAGGCTCCCTTTAGCAGCAGTACCTGAAGGGGTTCCTCCACAGGTATAACCGTCAACTACTTCTCTACCGAGACTGTAGTATAACCAACGAGGGCTATGTAATGGCATCTCAAGCGCACCGCCCATATGATGCACCTTGCCCGTTTGCTGTACTGCTGCTTGTCTACCAAGCCCTACGACATGGTACTTATGAATATCAACTGTAGTATCGGGAAGCGTCATGAAAGATGCCAGTCCTATGAATTGGTCAATCAAACTAACTTCAGCAGATGCTGCAGCGCTAGTATTGATAGTATTAGTTACACCAATAGTGGGCATACCTAAGGAATGGATGAAAATTACATCTGATGCTGCACTGGCCGTTGCAGCAGCAAGGTTCATTCTTGGGACTATCTTTATTTTAGTTACATTTGAATCATGAATATGATCGATAACGCTGAATACTTTACCACTTACAGATTCATAATAATGGCTAGAAAAATTACCAGTGCTACCGTGGAATGATAACTTAGTACCAGTAAGCATACCAATTGGTACACGCAAAACCCCTGCAGCAGCATTAGAGCCAATTGAACCCGCCGCACCTGCTGCAGTTGCAAATACAATTTCTGTATAATCAGTAGAATCAGTGGCTGTCCATGTTACAGGTTCATTGTGTTCTATGTAAAGTCCAGTCTCATGACCCATCGTGACCTCAGAGACATCTCCCTTATAGTGTGCAGCAAACCCTCCCATCTAATCACCTCATGGAATTAACTCAGCCAATATGACTACCTCTACTTGGAAAGTGTGTCTAAACAACTTCTTAGTTCTATCACTCAGATCAGTACGAGTTTTGATAATTAACCTATCATAATTCTCTCCATCACCTTTTCGCTTAGTATGTACCAACCTACGCATTTCATCTTCCATTTTTCGCAAACGAGACCTGCTAACTGCAGTTCTCATATCAACAGTAATGTTTACTCTAGTCGTAACATAATTGTAAAATAAATCAGGTTGTTCTTCGCTATGAGCAGTTTCGTAACATAGAACATAATCGTGACGGCCCAAATCAAGACGCTTACCACGCTCAGGCCCATGGTCTGCAATGTCAATGATAACTGGCTTAATATTGTCAGTATTGGCTCTATTCCAGTCACCAAGGACAGCGATAATAGAATCTAATGCTTCAGTATAAGTCGCCGTCATTCAAACACCACTACTTCCTTATATCTACTTAGAATTTTCTTGGCCTGATTGCGATAGATCTGAATCTTAGCACCAAGGTCTACATTCTGAGAGCCTTCAGGTATCAACACCGAGCGGTCATCAGACATGAGTAAGTCAGATGCAACCATCTTGGTAGCCGCTTCTTCAATGGCCTTTTCCACATAGCGCTCTCCATAGATATAAGCGACTTTGATGGCGTTCCATTCAAAGTACGGATAAGAGTTGTTAAAGTAAATGATACCCATTTCATAGTCAATCCACCAATCTTTCAAACGACCTTGGTCGCCTCCCAAGTCAGAGAATGCTCCGATGTCGGATTGAAGTCGCCTTTGGAATACAGCGGTACCTGCTGCGTTTAGAGTAGTTAGAGGCGTACCTATCACATTGACACAACCTGTAAATGAAGTATCGGACTTACCAGTGTAACGCAAGATAGTAACCGATGTACCTGAACCCACCATAAGAACTCCGCCATTTGCAAATCCACTAGTTGATGCTACATTCACAGTGGAACCTGAAACGCTAGTTGAAGTGGTACTCGCCTCAGTAACTTGAGATATTGTTAGGTTTGTCAAATCTGTAACAGCGATACTAACATTCTCTCCACCTTTTGTTTGACGCAGGCTACTGATTTTGAGTTTACCATTACCATAATCAGAATTAGCAGTTGCTAGTATTTCGTTATCAACTGCAATGTTACTTGTGGAGCCTTCCAATGTAAATGCAGGCGAGAAAGCAACTGCTGTTTTACCAACCCTATCTTCCTTATTGATTAGGTCTGCAAGGTTCTGAGCAGCGCTTACTTTGTCAAAGTCTGCTCTCCATTTAGTAGAATCATCGGTACCTTCAATAAGTGTAGCAACGCTACCATTCGCCATTCCAATGCATATGCTATCTCCCGATAACCCTGCGTGATCTATTATCTCAAGCCTAGCCTCAGAGCCAGCAAGGTCTCTATAATCATCACCTTGCCATACCTCCAGTCGCAAAATCTGCTGAACATTTCTGAACAGAAGAGGAGATGTACCGACATAATCTGTATAGTACCGGCGACGGTACGGCTTGTAAGTATCAAAATTGATGTACTCTGCATTGACTATAGTAGGTCGCCAAGCATTGTGCGCTTCACTATCAATGCGATCTTGAGTGCGCTTAATGAAATCTTCAACGGTACTGCGCTTCATTCCACGAGTTTTGCCGTTAGTGAATGATGCTTGGTTTTGGATATATGTGTTATCCGCAGTTTGATAATCCGAAATGTTTGATATATTAGTACCTGTAAAATATAATGCTACTCCGTTAGCACCACCTTCAGCAATAGATGTAATAGTCCTCTCTACCCCTAAAGCCTGTGCATCACTATAGATGAGAATTACATCTCCAACTGCAAACCCATGACTTCTATAATCAGCACCAGTGACATAAACTCTATCGGCTTCTGTATTAGCACTCGCTAATACTGCTTCTTGAGGACCGATGCCGAGTAAATCTGCCACCTTTTGAGCAGTAGTATATACGATTTCGTCAGGGTTAAGAGGTCTTGTTTCAGCCTCACCGGGTGAAAAAATTATTGGCATGCTTCATTCCCCTCACCTTAGCCACATTGTGCCTCTTCAATAACCCTGCCGCCAAAATTTATCTTTGATACCCTTTAAGAGTTCATCTCCCCTAGTTGCGTCGAAATTTAATAGAGATTTGGTCATTAAACTACTAAGAATCCTATCTTGTTCTTCTCTAGGTAATTGTTGAAAATCAGGATCATTAATTGTTTGTAATTGTTCAGCATTCAAATTTGTTAAATCTACAGCAGGTACACCTTGAGTTGCAACGGCATCTACTCTTTGTTCGGGAGGTGGAGCCATTTCACCTATAGGGAGAGTAGGACCAGCCATAGGCATTGGTGCTTCGGGAGGTGCTTCGGGAGGTGCTACTGGAGCAGGTGCTACTGGAGCAGGTGCTGGTGCTTCCGGTGGTGCTGGTGCTGGAGCAGGTGCTACTGGTGCTGGTGCTGGTGCTGGTGCTGGTGCTTCGGGAGGTGCATTTTGCATCGCTTCCCTATATGCCAATGCTTCCATCATTTCCTGATGTCTTTTCGCATCGTCACTACGAGTTTTCCATGGCATTGCGTCATCCATTGCTGTTGCTTTTTCATGTCGCACATCTTCTCTTTCTTGACCTTCTTTACGGCTTTGTTTTTCACCGGAAGTATGCGGATAAGGGTCTGCAATACCTTCCTCTGCAGCAGTAATAGGTTTAACACCGGGAGGAACTTGAGAGCCGGGGTCTAACCCAGCCTCTCTTGCCGCTATATCAGCATCTCTCATTTCTTCAGACTTGATTTGCATTATTTGATTTATCATGAATTTACCTTTTCTTCTATACAATTGTTCATTAGCATGCTTATCGCCAGTAGCAAAACCATCTACAATACTAGTCTTATTTTCCTTCATCGCTTGTTCATGTTCATCCATTAACGCACCAATAACATCACCTACAATTTCTGACATAGGTATATTTTGCAAATTTCGCCGTGTCAAATGACCAAGTTTTCGTTGCTTAGTCTGTGTTATGTTTGTACCACTAGGGCTTTGACTTACGGGGTAATAATCTTCTTCGCCATATCCGGGCTTACCGCCATGTGCTGCATCAAGAACTTGGCGCTGTTCCATCTCAGCAATTTGCCTTCGGATTTTAGCAGCCTCTTCTTCGTCACCTGCTTCTTCTGCAGCACGAAGATGGGCTTCTAATCTTTCAGGTTGTTCAAATACTTTTTCGTCACCCTTCTTACCTTGACTTACACCAAAGGCTTCAGGTAATTTTTCATGACTTTCAGTAGGTTGAATAGGAGTCCTAGCATCTTCATCACCAATCATTTCTAGCATCATACCTACATGCACATCAACAGCCTCAGTTAATGGTTGTTTTAATCTCTTTATTTCATCTGTAAGGAATTCATTTAATTCTTCTTCTTGACCTTGTGATGCTAATAATCTAGCATGAGGCTGGGTACTAACAAAAGTAAATAGGGAATCATTAATTTGCCTTTCTTTATTTACCCTTTCCTTTTCCTGTTGATATTCTAAATCAGCCGCCTTTCTACCAGCGATTGCAGTGTCATCTAAGAACTCACGACTTTGCTGTGCAAAATCTTGACCCTCTTTATGTGTCTTGATTTGAGACTCAAGTGCTTCTATTTGCGATTTTATGTCCATCCTTTGCTCATGTGTCATATTCTCAGAACTACTACCTAATTGGTATTCAGGAGGTAAATTTTCTTCATCTAAGTTTTCAGTTAAGAAATTAGCGATAGCCTCCATTGTAACATTCCTTGCGTTTGCTTTGTGTCTACCCAACGCATTGGTAGAAGGTTCATACCCTACTAATTGGTCAGTACTTGGTTCAGCAGGTCTTCTTCTTGTCGCTTTACCATAAGCCGCTCCCATCTGAGCCTGACCCAGTTTACCTCTACCTTCTGTTTTAAGTGAAGGGAAACCTTCGCCACCTACCATCGTACCGGGTACACCTTCAGGTGATAATGAAATACCCGTGCTATCATGATATTGCTGGAGATCTTCAGGTGAAAGTTCTTTTGTGTTTTCATGATATTGCTGGAGATCTCTTCCTAAGAGTTCTTTATGCTTTGGAGGATGGATGCCTAATTTCGCAAACGCCTCTACCGCATTTTCATCATGATGAATGTCGAATCCCATATTTTTTGCTACTTCTCGCCAAGGGCTTTCACGGTCATTCATTAATGAACCCATAATAGCAGTTCTCAAATCTTTAGGTTGGCCGTAATCTCTAGTTACTTCACCTGCTTGATCTCTTTTAATTCCAAATTGCTTTGGTACTGGTGGCGTAACGGCTACTCCCTTCCCCTCTTCATATTCAGGAATTCTACTTTGAATTTCTGCATGCCTTTTTGGAGCATCTGCATGCCATTGCTTTTTTTCTGCTTCAAATTCATCTTCAGCAGTAGCCAAGGCTGCATCATATGCTGCCTTTTCTTCTTTATATTGCGCCATATTTTTCTTTGTTCTTACGCCTACTGCTCCACCTTTATCAGTAGGTAATGCTCTTTGTGTTAAACTAACACCTTTATCAGCAGGGTGTACTGGTTTCCTAATCCCTTTCTCTTGTAAATAACTTGATAATGAGTGTAAATGTCTAGGCATCGTTTGTACAGTAGGTCTATCTAAACCTTCTAATTCTTTTTGTGCCCTTAGCCTAATTTGCTCTACTTCTGCGGGGTCATGCATTGCACTCTCGCTTTCGTCTTTGGGTTTGGTTGTTAATTCGTGAATTTGTCTTTGAAGTTCAGAAGCCCTTGCTTGCACTTTCTTTCTGTCCTCGCTCACCGGCTCCTTCCCGTCACCTTGCGTTGCTGCAAGCGCTTGTTCAACAGCAACAAGTTGAGATTTCAAACCTTCCATTACTTTATCATCACCAAGCCCAGTAGGTTTTGCACTTGTAGCAGCAGGCATAAGCACACGCCCCGCTAATCGATCTTTAAGTCCTTGTAACCTTTGCTCCATTCGTTCGCCAGCATCAATTTCTTTACCAGCATGTCGGGCTGCTAATTGTGCCCTTCGTTCATCACTGATGTCTTCAGGAACTGCAGTATATTCTTGCCCTCCCCCTTCAGTCCTTGGTTGAACTACTCGTACTATTTTACCTCGCCCAGTCCTCTTCAAACCCATTTGTTCTAACTTTTTGTCACCCTCTTCAAATGGTAAACGATTTATTTGTTCAGTGACCTCTTGGGTTTCTTCAGGAGAAAGTTCTTCGGTACCGCCCATCTGTGCAAAGACTCGACCTATATCTTTACCTGTCTTTTTGTGACGCTTAATACCAACTTCTGCAGGGCTTGCACCCTCACCAATTTGACGCAATGCTTCATCTCGTTCTGCCCTCGTCTTTCGACCTTCTACTGCAACCTCTCTACCAGTTTCAAATGTAGGAAGTGTATCTTCACTTATACCTTCAAGTAATGCTTCTATTGCTTCATCACCTTGAAGGCCTAATATATTGTGAACCTTAGTCCTTGCAAGTTCTGGATCTATACCATTTAATTCTAATACATCATCAAGATAACCGGGATTTTCTTTAGCCCGCCTCATTAATTCCGCTTTTTTTCCTTCAGTTGTACGAATATCAGTACCTCCCATGAATTTACTAGGTGGTTCTTCTTTAGATTCTTCAACTGCTACTTCTTCTCTTTTAGGAAATTTAACAGGATCTTTTAATTTTTTAGAAGGTAATTCTATTCCCAATTTTTCGGCTGCTTCTTTGACGCTACCGGGCTTCACCCCGACTTTACCTTCAGAAAGCCGCTCGTGTTGTTCAACTTCTGTTTTTTTGTCTTTAGGAGGAGTAGTAAAAGAGCGCATGGCTTCTTCATCTTTATCTCCATAACCTTTGACTAAAACTTCGCCCATGACTAATCCTCCCGCTCTCCTAAATTGAATTCCATTTGTCTACCGCATGTACTGCAATTGTCAACCCACATAAAGTACAACATTCCACAGTTCTTACACCGTGTGCCGGACCCTATGTTTAGGACATCACCGGCTTTCTTATTACGATTGCGCTGCTTCTTGGTTATACCTTGAAGTGGTTTGTCCTCATTGAATACGGTGCCAGCCCCGTAGGACTCGGCTAACCGTACTCCACGCTTTTGCAATCGTTGGATGTCGTCTAAGCCGAGGCTATTGTTAGATTCCATCTATTAACCTCACACTGTGTAGGTTAATAAAAAGTAGTGATTACCTAAAGACTGGAATGCGTGTATATCGACGAGAGCAGTTGTACTAGCAGCCGCTACACCAGTTGCAGTTGTGCCGCCACCAGTGGCTTTGATGTCTGCGTCTATTAGTGCTGTTGCCGTACCGTCTGCCATTTGTCTAGGGCTAAAAGGCCCAATCACATTGCACCCATATCCGCTTAGTACTGCCATTAGTCGTCACCTCAAGAGCGGCGACCTATTGCGAGAAAAGTTCCACCTGTAGTTTGATGGCCTACTGCACCGGCACTTAGAGTAATTGTAGTGCCACTAAAGGTAGCCATGTCTCCGGGTAAAGTCAAATCTACTGCTGCGTATGATGTACCACCAGCGATGTCTATATGCTGAACTTTTGCAAGGTTACCTGCTGCTGTCGGATTAACTATCACTGCGTCAATGCTTGCGAGCAAACTAGCCAAAGCAATTTGAGTATCTGTCGCTGCGTAACTTCCCGTTACTATCATTCTATCACCGAAATAACTCGGTCTTGGATCTATTGTTACTGCCATTATTCTTCATCTCCTGTTATATTTTGTTCTTCAACTGCCTCTTCGACTGGAACTTCTTCGACTACAGGTTCCGGCTCAGGAGCAGGTAGGTTGAGAACGGTTCCTACCATATCGAGCAACTTGCTCTTGGTATTATATCCGCCCACGACCTCACCTTTTCCTTTAAGCCATGCACTGATGTCTTTCTTAGTCCAGCCACTATCAGGGAGTCCGTCATTACCGGCATCGACTGTTACACCTGCGTCATCGTGAATCACGAAAAACTGAGGTCTTAGTCTAAACCTGTGTTCATCAAGCCATGCCTGACTAACTTCTACGGTTTCCCCTCTTATCCATTCCCCTGCTATGTCCATCCTACGACGGTACATTAAGGGTCCACGGAAGGTTACTTTAGGCAAGTTGAATCACCTTAACCTGCGATTAGTGTAATCAAGGTAGTATCGGTTGCTCCACCAACAGTGAATGTTAGTTCACCAGTTTCGTGTGCCACTACAGTTACTGCTGCTGCCAAAGACTCGTCAGTGTCAGTGTTGTTTGTCAAGTTGATAAGTGCATAAATTCGACTTAGGCTTGAGTCATAAGCATTAACTGCAAACTTTTGAGTTGTTCCTGTATTACCTGTTACCATAACTGAAATTAGTCTTAGACCTGATACTGGTACATTCGTTCCTGCAGAGTTAGTTGCTGCAAATGGGGTCAAACTACCCGGATAACCGGAGGTACCCCCACTGTATGCAGCCCCTGCTCCACTTAGCCAAGCGGTGTTGTCGCCCATTGTACCGTCTGCATCAGGTGCACTTGCTAGTGCACCCGGAGTGTTACCTGCAATTGGTATATCTAGGTATGTTGTCGTTACTGTTAGTTGTGTGTGCGATGTTACTGTTGCCATATTTTTTCATCTCCTTATTTTTATCACCATTAACTTCACTTAAGAGCACGGATCTGTCCTTGGCCTCCAAAGAAAGTAGTCCAAACTTCACCCATTGTGCGGTAAAGTCCTTCTTGCCCTAGTCTGTTAATTGCGAATGGGTCACCAGTCTCGATACCGGACTCAAAGTATTGAGTTGGTTTCGCAGTACTGTAGTATAGATAATCAGTGTCAAGCAGGTAAATTCTGCTGATACCGTCTGAGGCTACATCCTTAGATGGGATGATAGGTACACCGTTGTAAGTTGCGACAATAAATCCTGCCTCAACACCGGGTACACCTTTAACGCCGTTGTAAGTTGGTACAACTCTCTTCTCTTCCATGAACCTTTGTTGGCTCTGTAGAAGTTGCTGAATACGCATCAGAGTGTCATATCCTGTTAGTATAACCTTCGGGTTACCACCACGAATCCAAATCTTTTGGAACATTTCGTCAAGGTGGTCAAGGCTTAGAGTTCTGTCAGTAGAAGTGTCGCTAACAATATTGTTGCTCATCTCTGCACTTGCCCAAGAGTTTGCGCTTCGGTCAATGCTGTAGATGTCAAGGTCATTATCAGAAGATAAGTCGTCATGCCCTGCGTTCATTCCTGTGGTTGTTGCTGCAGTACCGTCATCATGGTATGCTGCAGTGATTCGGTCCAAAGACTCGATGTCATTTCCAGCAGGTGTGTCTACATCTGTAGTTAGCATTTGGTTGATGTGCTCAGCGTGGTGCTTGCCCATCTCTTCCTTTAGGACAGAGCGAATGTCGCCAAGTCCGTCATCCTTGTCATTCAAGAAGATTGCAACCTCGGACATATCGAATGAGTGTGCGATTGTCTTAGGCTTTGCTGCAACATTTTGGAATGTTGGCTTGGTAGTGTCAGGTAGTGTGCCGTTCTCAGGAATTCCGCCACCAACAGATGTTGAAGGCTTAGCGGTGACAACACGCCATCCACTTCGGTCCCAAGGTTTCTTAGGTAGAATGGAGAATGCGTTGAATTCTTGATTCAACTGGCTCCATACTTTGCGTCCGTAGATCGCTTGGTAAGTTCCTGCAGTTGTGCTCAATAACGGAGCATCTGCTTTGAGAAGTTCGCTACCGGAGTAACCGAATCCCATGTTAGTTCCAGCGCCATAATAATAACGCTCCATGTCTTGTACTGTTCGTGTATAATTTCGTGCCATGTTTATTCCTCCATTTAATTCCAAACTGTTCCTGCGAGACTGTGTACTTCATCCCACGACATGTTTGCTAATTCCTCTGTAGTTGGTATTTCTACTGTGGAGTTGTCATTTGCTTTGCGGATTTCTACCGCAGGTGTTGCAGAACTAATGTTATCAATTCTGTCACTTAGTTGTGATATTGCTTTCTCGATGTTAGTTAGTGGTGCACGAGCATCAAACTGTGATGCTGCACGAGCCTCTGCTTCGGTACTGAGTTCCTTTTGTAGGCGCTCGCCAAATACATCGTTTAAGTTGTTCTTGAATTGCTGCTCGATTGCAGCAGCCTTGAACACTGCATATGCTTCTTCAATTTCAGTTGGTGAAACTGTTTCAGGGTTTAGGTAAGATTTTGCGACTGAACCGCCACTACCTAGTCCTGATGCAGATAATGCACCAGTTGATGGCGAACCACCCTCTGTTGCACGACCTGCTACTTGTCCATTCATCTGTGTTTCAGGGAACTGCTCAGGTGTGCTACCAAGGTTAGCCTTAGTAACATCATCGAAGTGAGCACGAGCCGCACCAGTATCTACACCAGCAGACTTTAGGGTATTCTCCATCCAGTCTAGGTATTCGCTACTGATAACATCGCTGTAACCATCGCTCTTTTTTGTTTCATCTTTGTCCTTATCGGTCATTTTTTCATCATCCTCTTTATCATCGGCTAATTCTAGTTTGTCACCTTTCGGCGGCGGAGGTAAATCATCATCATCATCGCCTTCTTCTTCCTCAAGTTCGTCTAAGACTTCCTCAAGTTCTTCTTCCTCATCCTTTGGCTTGTCCATATCGTCAAGTTGTTTAGATAAGCGATCGATTACAGATGATAATTCACCCAATGCATCTATTTCATTTGTCATAGTTGTGTCCTCCTTTAGTATTCTAAAGGATGCTTCAGGGTTAATCCCCTTTTCACAAATAGTAACTTCATGTAGTTCTAACTTGGAGATTTCTGTATAGTCTCCATGCTTTGCATCTGCTTTGTTAATGCGCTTAAACGCTTGTCCACCGATGCTGAACCCTGTTAGGTTACCCTTGCGAATCTCATTGGCTACTTCACGAGCCTTCTCGATGTCATCTCTTAGTTTGATGACAACGAACATGCCAGCGTCATCGACACCGGACTTCCATAGTCTACCATCAGAATCAGTGTAAGCCTTGATTACTTCACCAACCTGAATGTTTGAATGTGCTAATTGTACATTGCGGAAACCTTGTGCTTTCATAAAGTTACCAAATGCATCTTTTAATGCTCCACGAGTAATTAAATCGCCTTGTTTATCTACCATCTCTACAGATGCATAACCAGCGATAATTAAGTCATTGGAGGACTTGATAATGGAAATACTAGCAGGGTGTGCTGGGGTAGAAGCCCTAAGCGCCGCCGCATTTGCCATGACCAATTTTACGCCACTTATACTATTTAATAAGGTACGAAGGCCGCTTTATCTCTGTCTATAGACAAATGTCCATCAGTATCATCTACTATTTCACCAAGAGCAGGCTTGCGGTACTTTGATTTTTTATCTTCAGCCATCTCTCGTTTTTCACGCTCTATATCCCGAACATCGTGATCGGGCATTGTCTTTGAACCAACAAGACTAGTAGGGCCACTTGGCGATTCTATAGGGGTCGCATAACCAATTCCAAGCCCCATTGCACCTGTAGATGAATCTCCTACAGCACCTACACTTGACTTAAGCATAGAAGAAACTAAATTCAGACTTTTGGCTAATAATCTTCTAACTTTGTCTTTCTCCCAAAAATCAGTACCTTCTACTTTCTTAGGAGGAATTAGCGGCTCTCCTTCACCTTCCGACTCATGTACCTCGGCTTTACTCTCTTCATCCATTACTATTAGATCTGCTTTCAACATTACCCCAGCAACCGGCGACCAAAACGGCCTTTGACTTTCTGCTAAGCGAATTAGCCAGCCATTTTCTGCTTTGGGATTAAACATATACCACTCGCCATCTATAGAAGAAGCACGGTAACTAACATCACCTGCTGCCATCTTGATAACTATTCTATCCCCCTCTCTATCGATTTCATGAGGCCATAGTGTAGGCTCAGACTTAGTAAACATAGATAATGTCTCTGTACTAGATACACCTTCACCTTCCGCTTCACCCTTAATCTCATTACTATTTACAGTATAAATGTCAGCACCATCAACATTTTCAGTTACCGATATTGTATCTACATTAACCGTTACAATATCACCTAATTCATATTTATCTTTACTTTGAAATGATGTACCTACATCCATGTAAGTATCACCCTCATACTCAACAGCACGATTACCAAGTGATTCTTCATGAGTAATAGGACCAGTACCTAATCGATATGTGTACGAAGATGTACCCTTTCTGTCAAGAACCATCAAATTGATGTCTTGACCTTCATCGAATAATACCCACTTTGGATGTCGGCTTTCTCCTTTCATATAAGTGGAGTTAGCGTCACGCAATACCAAACGATCGTGTTCCTTACGAAGGTCTTTGATAATAGCCTCTAAACCAACATCATCTGTTAATCTCAAATTATGGGCCGCAGGTAATAGTACATTTTCAGTACTCTCCATTGTTCCTCTTAGAATCTTAATTCGCTCTTGCAATGATAAATCAAATACATCACCATCATCATATTCAACAATATCAATTACATTGTATTCATCATCAGCGTACACTACATCAACTACGAAGTCTTTATCTGAAATCTTGGAGAAATTCTTCTTAGTCTCTTTGTCAAGTTTAGCATCCCCCTTAGCAGACACCTTCTTACCTTTCTTTTCTACGAAGTATCTTGGACCTTCAGGCATAGCAGATACTATCCAGTCTCCGCTAAATCCTCGGAGATGTTCTAAATCTTCAAGTTTGAATATGCGATGCATGGGTTGTAGTATCGGATAATCTGCATCTGCTTTGAGCATAATATCAGGATCTGATAATGATGCTAATAGTATCGCTCCTTCAGTTACATCGTGTTTCTTCTCTAATCCACTAAATGCAGGAGGCCTTCCAAAACCAACTTTATTATGCTTACCCAAAAGATGACCCCACTGTTCTACGAATTCGGGGATAATCCGCTCATACATAGACATTGGCATAGTTCTTGATGAAAAATCATAAGGTTCAACATTTTCCCACCTAACGATTTTTTGATTATGATCGCGAATTGCTTTTATTGTAGGTCGATACCCTGTCCACTTAAAGTGGTCACTAGGGTCAGTAAAGATACAAGTGACTCCGTTCCCCCCTCGCTCTGAAATATTAGATATGGTACCCATTCTATTTTTGAAAGAAGGATGAGTCAAAGCACTTACACCCTTAGTATCAGTAGAAGGATTAACCACTATATGCCCATCTAATATTTGCGCTGCACCTCCATAAGAATGCCGTGGAGGGACAAAGTGAATACCTAACTGCTCTTCCATTATTCTAGTCTTTTCAGTAGGTTGGCCCTCATCATCCAAGTGTAAAAGGTGGCGCATTGCAACCACATGACGGTTAACTGGGTGATCCCAATCCTCACTCTGCTCTAACAAATCTCCTTTCAACTCAGGGTGCATTGCGATTAATAAATCATGAACTGACATTTGCCTAATGTGAGGTGCTACTTCTTTCAATTTTTCAGGAGGATGGGCAGATTGAATTTCTCGTAATTTGTCAAATACATTGTTAGATGTAAAGCCTCTTTCGTTATCAAAGAACGGTACATTAGTAGTACCAAGACCAAAATTTATTTTTTGAGTTCTCACCTGAGCATGCCCAGTATGAAGCCCATTAGTCTTGACAAGTTCTCTAATTAAATTATGAGTCTTACCGCCTTCAGGTAATTCCGTTTTACCATCTTCACTTGAAGTATTATATGTTTGAAATCTGTCATCAGGTTCCTGCATATGTAAATCCCTTTCAGATTCAAGAGCGACTACCACAGCATTCGATAACATTTCATGAGCGCCTTCTCCCATTGATATTCCTTGAGCATCTATCATTGCTCTATTATCTTGACTTTTCATACCAATAGCGTTTATATCAGCAGCCAATTTCTTCACTTTTTCTCTTGGTCCTCTAGTAAATGTATTCGGTTTATAGCCTCTTAATCGCTCAACTTCGTCAGCAAGTTCTTCCTTTATTTTTTTATAATCCTCATTATCAGTATCGTCATTTGCTTCATATTCATGAATAGTATTTAGTTTATCCATCAACGCTTCTTTAGTTAATTGAGGCCCCTTCAGATATTCAGCCAAATCATGACGGGCTTCCTTGAACTCATCATGCAATTTTACTCTACCATCTATCAGATCACCGTTGGCTTTAGTCCCATGTATTAATCTGTGCTTTGCGTTGCCTAAATTTTCATAGTCATCGTATAAACGATTCCTTTCTACATTACTTATGCCCGGCTCTTTTATTCGTTGAAGTATTTCTTCCATATTTTCATCATGGTCTCTGATATGTATGCGTATATCTTGTACCCTTTTTGCAGCAATATCAAACTTATCCTGTAATTCCTTTTCACGAGTTACATCATCTTTAGTGTGTGCGTGTCTAAACAACGCAGTTACGCTTTCATTAAATGACTCCGCATCTCCTAAACCTAACACATCATTACGCTGTGGATTAAAAGGGTGATTTCCACCCCCTAACATTTCATGCTTGTTATGTGAAACATGAATCTTTTTGTATTCTGCACGGGTTTGTTGATCAACTCTACTTATTTCTTTACGGTGTGCATCCGGTCCTACAAAGCGAAAACTATCAGGTATACTTTCATAATCACCTTCAGTAGAACCTTGGCCTCTCATTCGGTATCTACCCCAGTCGCCTTCCTTTATCTTATCATAACTTTCACGCATATTAGCCCTATGTTGCTTCTTATTGGCTATCGTGTCCTCTACAGAATGTGAACGGCCCCTAATGCTTTTATCTAAACCACCTGTACCTCGCCCTATACCCATGTAAGGTCTATTATATTGAGATAATTGTGCAGAAGGCTCAATTGCCGCCTTCATTTCCAATAACGCATCTTTCTGTCTCTGCCTACCTATATTTTTAGTTATATCATATTTAGGAATATCACCTAACGATCGTAATACTACCTTTGTAGGCTCAGGGAATTTGACATTTTCTAAACCTAAAGCCTTTTTTGCCTCATAATCTGCGAATTCCTCATCGTCATATACATTATGAAAAAAGCGTGTTAATTGAGGCTGGCCTGCCCAAGAAAGTGTATTAGAAGTAGATAGTAATGGTTTAGCAATACCTGTCCCTGTCAAAGCATTTGAGTCAAATTCTTCTCTAGGTCCAATATAATATAAGTCCTTATCAGCATCTTCATACAAATTAGAACGACGGCTATAACTTTCAGGATGCTCAATATCAAAAAGTAAATTTTGACCTTTGTGATGAAATATGGGCGCTATTACCTTAAGTGCATTATTTAGATCTAAATGGTGCCCACCCATACTTTGGAATATCTGAGAAAACATATCATTAAATCCTCTATGATCGTCATTCATAAAACCTCCAGCCTCCTCTAAATCCACCCTTCTATTCATGTAAGGTATAGCATGATTTCTCATCTCCGTACTATCGTAAATAGCGTCTTTACCTGTTTGCATCTGAGCATCTATATCCTTAATATCATCTGCTTTGAAATTATCATATATTATTTGGTGAACCCTATAATCTGAACTAGGGTGCTTTCCACTTTCATAATGGCTTTGAAATTTAGGATCCCAATTAACTGCTGCATAAAGTCCACTTCTCGTTATATTTTTCGGATTAACTTTAGTCAACCAATCGTTCCAACCTCTTACTGGTTTATCAAGTTCCATGTCATCCATAGTAAATTGTTTGGTTTTATTATCATATTTGAATAAATCATGCCTTAATATATCAGCCTCAAGTGCAGCCGCATATGCGTCATTTTCTGATATGTTTTCATTATTAGTCATTATAATGTCTTTTGTTCGATTTATTATTTCCTTATTTTTATCCGGTAACCCCAACATAGCGTAAATGCCTCTTTGTAAATTTCGCTTCTGTTTAGGAAAAAGAGAATCGAATACATGATTTGGGATTTCACTATGTTCTGCAGCAACTGCTTCAGGGGTCGCAAAATCATTCTCTGAAGCATGAGTATCTTGTTTAGTCAAAGAATCCAATAATGACTTTGCCCTAAGCCCTAAATTAAATCTAAGTCTTGCCGTGTTAATCCCTAACCTCTCTGTATCATCACTTAAATCTTCATCTTTATCTAAACCGTTTTTAGAAATATAATCATATATATGCTCTCTTTGCGCTTTATTAAAACCTTCCAAACCAAACAAATAATCTTTGAGAGTAAAATCTCCATTTCTCATTTCTTCTAAATGCAATTCAACATTTTTTTCAGGCCCTAAACGATTCTCCTTTTCTGCAAGTCTAAGATGGTTAGAATCATTAGTATTAAGTTGATCAAGCATATTACCCATATTTGCTACATTCGGAGTAGACCTATCTCTACCATCCTTTAACCAACCTCTTATCCTCCCATCATCATATTCAGCCCTTGATTGACCTCTATGCTTTGGATCATCATCAGACACTTTATGATAATTAGCCATAATAGAAAACCAAGCAGGTACTAAATCTTTTGAACCATTTGAAAAGGTATGTAATAGATTTTGCATCAGAGGATTATTGTGAGGTTGCAGATAATGATTCTCTTCAATAGTAGATTCAGGATGAGGAACATTATCGAATTGAGTAGCACGAGTATCACGCTTATACCCAACATCAAATGTTAATTTTTCACCACCAAATCCTGCACCTTCTGCTGATATATTTTGTCCGGGTTCTATGTAACTATCTTGATCGAAAAAATCCACACCGTACTGCGGCAGTTGATTCTGTTCTTGCTTAGCAATCATCAAGAGTACATCTTCATTGTATACAGATTCATAATACAAATCTGCTTTAGTTACAGAACCGTGAGCCTCAAGATATTCATTCGCTGCTTCAGATAAACCTATACCATCAACTAAAGACTTAACAAAAGTCTTTCTACGAAGATTCAGAGTATCTAAAGGAGTCTCTATCAAACCATCACCCGCCGCTTAGTTTAGGCGGCGAGACAGATTTCCAAGACTCTTTCTTATTTGCTGGTCTTGATACTTTTGGATGTTGCCACCAGCCGATTTAAGCACAGGGCCTTCACCACCCTTTTCATTAAGTCGGTACTTTATTTGACTATCATATGCGTCAGGGAATTGAGTTGGTTTGTCAAGTATGTTACTCTTTTCTGAACTAGCACCTGCATTCTTAACATCTTCAGATTCAATCAAACTATTGTTAGTAGTATATGCTGCACTCTGTACATTATCTTTACCAGCAGATTGGGTCATGAATCTTTCTTGACCTTGTTTTGAGCCTTCTTTTTGAGTGTATTCGGGATAACTGCTTCTTGCCTTTTCAACTTTATCAGCCAATTCATTCGCTTTTTGTAACATTTCTGTAAAATTTTCATCTCTTGGTTCAAACCGTGGTTTCATTTTAATCACTCCATTCCCATATTATTACCAGTGGACCCGGTACTCTTTGCTTGGTCAGCCAATGCGTGAATATCCGACCATTCCATATCATGGAATTCAGCATTAGTAGAAGGCATAGACAATTCATCCCCTTTCGTAAACAAATCACCTTCGATTGGTCTGAAATCATCTGCAATCATACCACTTGGCCTTTGTGTCTTAGACATTACAAACCCTGCTTTCTTTAACATATTCATAGGATCCGCCATTGTCTTTCGCAAATTAATATTCTCTTGCTTAAGCATTTGCAAATCATTATCCATATTTTCCATCTTACTAATGAGCGCACCCATTAGTTTCTCTGCCGTCTTTTGTTCCCCCTCTTCAGACATAGTAATCACCTCAAACAGTACGATTGCTTAATCTTTGCATAATATGACCTGTACGGTTTGTACGAATCATACCGGGTAAAACATCATTAGATGCTGGATGAGTCTTTTGAACTGTATTAAATCGCATAACTGGTGTACCACCAGCATAGATGTCATTAACCCCTACAGTTGCAGTATCTTCTTTCTTAATTGCCTTTTCAACATCGTTAGACAAGTAATCAGCATACTTTGTAATTTCATTAATATGAGAGCGAGCACTCATTGCGTCTTGTTCATCTAGTGCTTTGTAAAAAGCATCAATATGAGTACGCATCTTTCTAGCCATTGGGTCAAGTTTCAACAAGTCCATGTACGGGTCCACCACTTCACTTAACTTTAATCTTGTCATGCACCCTTGAATCGACCTGAGTTTCCAATACTAAGGGCTGCTTGTTCAATGGGACTTGGAGTTGAGCCTCTTTGTTGTACGCTACTTACTGGAGAACCACTACCCATACTAGTTCTATTTTGAGGACTAGAGTTAGGACCACCATCACTCATACTTCTAACGCCAGCAGAGGCTTGACCACCCATTACTCCGGCTAATTGTGGAGGAATATTACGACTCGGTAATTGACCGGGGTTAGCCTGAGGTTGTGGCATACCGCCACCCGGAGGCATCATACCGCCACCCGGAGGCATCATACCGCCACCCGGAGGCATACCGCCACCCATACCTTGCTGCATCTGTTCTGCTGGATCAGGTTTCTTGTAAATGAAGCGAACATCTCTATTACCTTCTTGAACGAGTTCAGGTTGATAACCAAGCATAACCATACGCTGTGCGATATTGACTTCCATCTCATCACGGCGTAATCTAGTAACTTCATCTTCTTCTTCATTAGGATAAAGGGTCAATTGCCAATCACTGACATCTAATTGTTCCATAAGTCGAGGGAATAAATGCTCAGTGTATACTTTATGACCGAACTCTACAGCACGGTTAGTAACAAGTATCTGCATCCCTTCATTATTTAGACCACCTGATTTACCAGTGTCCATCATAAATACATTCGATACTCCATAAAATGACGCTATGCGCTGTCGCATCTCATCCCTTGCTGGAAGATATTGCATCTCTTCAAGTGTGTCCATGAATTTTACCCAATTGACCCCGCCCTTACCAGTATTAGATTCAATACCAATCTTAGGAATGTAATGTGGATCACGCTCTAACTTCTCATCCATAGATTTGAAGAAAGACTTCATCGATTCTAAATTATCAGTTGTCACTGAAATAAGACCTTTAGGCATTCGACGCTTACTATAAGCAGTATACATGTAATTGTCCATTGCTGTCAAAGTCATAGCCTGTCTCCATAATGACGAAACAGGTGAACGACCATACAATTTAGATGGATTGTATTTACTAACATGAATTACTTCACCTTCTAAATAATATTGAGTTTTACCACTGCCTGCTGTATTAACATAATGTACATCTTCTAAGGCATACCCGCAAGTTTCACATTCCTTTTCTTCTTCTGCATAACTACGCACCACATCTCTATGTAATGGACAGGCTCGATACCTACCTCCTCTTACACCACGCTTATCTGATATAATACGCAAAAATATAGGGTCACCTCTAATTATTTCCTTTACTCTATAGAATGAAATCTCTTTTGTTTCAGGGTCTTGATAGTATTCTTTAATGAGAATCATAAAACCATCATCCATAATATTAAGATCATACTCAATTTCTCTTAATACATCCATAAAGGTCTGCTCCATACTGTTACGCTGGTCTATTAACCAACGAGGATAAACAATTTCATTAGGGTCAGGTGTTTCTAAATTAATACCTTCACACTCAAAACATTCTTCGACATCATGTTGATGCTCTTTTCCACAATCTATACACTTCTTGTGAAACTTTCTCTCCCAATAATAACCCCTACGGAAGATTTCTTGTTGAAGTGTTGTCAATACAGTTCGCAAAATGAGATTTTCATTAGCAACTGAATAAAGTGCTGGTATAGTAATACCCTGAACTAACACTGGTTCTTGAATACCAGTAGTCCATAATGGCATTTGAGGAGCAGGTGTTCTTCTTCTCCTGAAACCATTACCAATACTAGATAATATTCTACCTATTCTACTTTGTTTTTCTTCTGCCATTACAATTCCTCCGCCCAACTTATAACCATATCTTCATCTACTCCCCATTGGCGCAGAGCCTTCTCTGCTTTGTGTGTTCCGTTCCAAGATTGGTATTGAACATACTGTTTCATCAATAGGTTATCGGGTTCTAAAAAGTAATGCGCCATTGCTTTTGCCACTTTACTCTTTGTAACAATATGAGGTAAAGTACCACTAAGTAACTTAGCAGTATCTTGTCCTCTAAATTCAAGTTGGTGAGTATTAGGTGCTGTAGCACTTACACTTTTATTAAGTTGCAAAGCACCAAAGCCAAGATTATCGTGTAATTGCGAACAGTGTAACCTACCTCGCTCACCTTTAGTAACCAATGTTAATCTTGGTTCACCTCTTTCCGTAATAGTAAAGGTACCACATTCATCGATAAAGCCTCCTGCATAAGACCAAATATCTTTGATGATAATATTATCATCCTTTGCTGCAATATATTCTCCTGTTTTATGACCCTTAATTATCGCAATTTCTTCTCCATACATCTTTAGTAATTTAGCCATACGGTTTACATTAAGTCTTTTAGTACCCTTTTCAATTAAGCGCTCAGTGATATTTCTTGCAGTTAACGGGCCATCCTTTTCTAATTCACCCTTCGCTAAATTTAACCAATTCTGTTGTTCTTTACTAAGTGTATTAAACTGATTAAGTGCACCTTTCCATATCCCCTTAGCATCTTGCTTGCTCTGCATAGCGGATTCCCAAGCATGGGTTTCTTCTTCCCCCCATACATCATGATATTGATCTAAACCTTTGAGTATATTATCTGCGTTTTCCCATTGGGTACACGCCCTTTGAAGAGTATTCTTTTTCAAATCACCATAAATCCTCAATGATTTGAGGGTTCTTTCATCTAAACCCAAGTGAATAATAGTATTATGGTGGTTATCCGCCCAGTCCAACGAATGAAGTGTTGCCTGAGCCTCTTGTAGGTGAACCTGTTCAATTGATTTAATCAAATCACTTACACCTTCCACTCCTTCTGCCTTACGCAAATCGGATATGAGTTCATCTGCGGTCTTACCTATCCTTGTTTCAAACCAACCTTCACCAGTTTTAGGGAATGATGGTCTTATAAATTCAATGTCTTTTTGAAAAGATACAGCATCCTTTGCAATTGCAATAGCACGATTAGGTTGAGATTTAATAAATGGGTGTTCAACTAAAGTAGAGGCTATAATTGTCTGTAATTCATCACCCATATCAATAATAGATGTATGATTACCTACTCCTAACGAACCCCACATAATATCTCCCTCTTTCTTTATTAAGCAACAAACCACCCTTGACTAGGGGCTGCAGGTTTATCGCCCAACCACTCTTCAAATCCGGGCAAATAGTCATCAAGCATAACTATACTGCCTTTGAATTCCTTAGTAGCCCAATTAGATAACGCCAATGCCATTGCCAAGTCATCATGAGAACCTACAGATTCTAAGCGACCCTTCTTAGTCATACCAAATCGAGTAAGTTGAGTCTCTAATTGTCTAGTAAACTCCTTACTTCGCTCATTACCCCAAGGAGTTTTTATCTTACCTTGTTCAAAAGCCATCAATAATGACATAAACATACTCTCTTTTCGCTGTCGAGTAGTCATAAATGTCTTAATTGGTATGTCTTCCCTCATCTCTTTGAGTTCCGCTTCAAACATTCGTTGGAAATTGTTACCTTCAAGTTCAATTAAATCGGGCTGAAACCTATGATTTAACAAAATTATCCTCTTTTTCTGTGCTGCCCCGCTCAACCCCTTCTCATTTACAGCATTAATTAGTTGCTTTTCCTCACTATCAGGGGGTGTTCTAAGCGTAACCATAGCAGTATAGTCGGCATTGCTGTCAGATGCTATCGCTGGATCCCAACCAATGAAGTGTTGACCGAAAACCCCTGCAGGTTGGCCCTCTTCATCATACTCTGACTCTGCTCTATCCAACAATACTAGGTTTTCATCCCTTGCTTTCTCAAGAAGAGTCATAGGAAACATACTAGACATATCGTGAATAGGCTCACAAAGGTACTCACGAGCAAATCTAATGGCTGGCATAGACGATTCTCGTATCTTTAGAGCGTCTAAAGGCCACCTAGAAGGCCATAATGGTTCCCCATTATCCCTTATTGCAGGGTATGTTTCGACCCTAAATGCGTCTTTTTGCTCTAATTCAGCGTATAAATCGTTGTAACTGAAGGGGGTACCGACCATCATTAGCCTCCCTGTGTGGTGCAAAACCGGCAAAAGTACAGTATAGAACCAATCTGCAGCCCTTTGTAGTTCAGTAACAGTGGTTCCCCATAGAATATCGTCACATACTACAATATCAGGGTGAAAACCACGAGTTGCCCCACCTACGGATTTAGCCATAAGTCGGCTTTTATTGGTAAATTCAAAGTAAGATTTGTTCCAAGGTCTACCTTTTGGCTTCAAATCCTTCAAAACATCCTTGGTTTCTATCAAATTTCTGATAAAACGCATGTGTTCAAGGGTCTGTTCAAGGCTATGACTGAATATCATAATATGAGTATTGGCCTTAAAAGCCGCTAACCACAGCGCATATGACATAAAAAACACGGATTTACCATGATCACGAGATGCTTTTACACAATATCGCTTACTTTCGCTTAATCCTTTGAGCCAGCGTTCATGATGTTCTGAGAATTCAAACCCTAGTATCTCAGTAAAAAAATATTCAAAGGACTTTTTGGACATTTTTAAGTCCATTTCCTTGATGAACTCTTCTTTATTCGTCAAAATACTTCCTCCTGTTCTTCTACTACATCTGCCAATTGTTTTGGTGCATTCTCTTCGTTCGGATTAAAACCTAATGGAGCCACTTTGAAGCCTTCCGGCAGAGTCGGCGGTGTTCCTTTCCCTTCCGGTAATTGTGCTATTTCGCCATCATCATTAAGACCTGTCTCGGTTGTAAGTTTTTCTTCCAGTACTCTGTCAGCATTATCTTCTTGAGTCGCACCAATACCGTGTTGCAGGTTTTGAGGAGGAAGAGCACCGGGCTGACCTTGTGGAGGAGTTACAAAGTAAGTAGGATCCACCTTATTAGCAGTTTGTTCTAATGTCTTAGGAGTTGTAACATCTGATATTGTTGCTACCTCACTTTGCCGACTTCCAGCATCATCTCCCTCATATTCTGTTCTACCTGTTAATAAATCTCTTATATCTCCACGCTGTACTGCTCTAAAAGATCTGCCTAGATCATCAGCAACTTCTTCTAGCGAGGCACCGGGATGCATCTCTCTAGCATATCTTTCAAAATCCTCTTCTGTAGGTCTTTGAATTATCTCACCATTTTTTCTTTTAACTTGTGGAAATTGTAAATCTTCTGCACCCGGCCTTTCAGAAAAACCTTGGAATTGTTGCATCATCTTAGCCCGCTCTTGTGCATCTTTTTCTTTAAGTTCCAAAGCAGCCTGTGCATCTTTTTCTTTAAGTTCCAAAGCAGCCTGTGCATCTAATTGTGGTTGCATCTGTTGTCGTATTTGCTCTTTCGCTTTCTGCTCCATCATATATTTATCTTTAAGAGAATCTATAGCACTCTTAGAATTAATCGCATTAAAGCCAATTTTACCTGCTCTAACCATATTCATAACCCATTCATGAAAAGAATTGGCTGGCGTTAATGCCCCAACCATAGCACCACCAGCACCACCCACTAACTTACCAGCCCCTCTAGTTACAGGATTATTCACTAATTTACCTGTAGTGTCAAAAAACTGGCGTTGAGGAGCGGGCATCCCTTGTTTTTGAGCATCCCATCTCGGACCTTTACCTAACAAATCGTCAGGAGATTCCACCGGAGCCTTTACGAAAACTTTACCCATTTCAAACACCACCAAAAGTAACTTTAGTTGCTTTAACTATCAAAGGAGACATATTCCACTGCTTGGCTACAACATTCCAGTCTCCCTTTGTAGCCATGATACCATGAACATCTGAAGTAGTAAGACCAGTAGACATCGCAAAGGAGCGAACATCATTGTAAGATTTGATAGAATGGTGCTTCTTAACATACTTCATAACCTCACCATCCTTCATAGCCGAAAGAATCTGTAAACTTTCAAACGATTTTTGAATTTGATTAATGTCAGGGATGTAAGGAATATCTGAAGTCAGGACAGGAGGGACAGGATATGGTTCTCTCGGAACTGACATTCCTTCTAATGGTGGAGATTCAGGTGTAACATTTCCATAAAGATGACTAGTGTCAGCACCCTGATACTCTGTTATACCCTGTATAGGGTTTTCAAGACTATGAACTTTAGAATAAATATCGGCTATCGTACTGACATTCCCTGCAATAACTTGTTGTTCAAGCGACAATCTATCCATACCATGGTTTCTAATTGCCTCTGCTGCACCTTCATGATTACCACCCATTTGATTAGTAAGAGCAGCATGTAAAGCGTGTAAATTACGAATTGCTTTTGGTGTTTGTTTACCTGCGACATGACCATGTGGAACTTGTACATCTATAGCATCCCACATCTGATCAATAATTGGTTGAGGTACCTTCAAATCATCTGCAACTCTCTTCAAATAAGTAGGTTTACCATTTTCACGAATCCCAAATCCCTGTTTACCTTTAGTGGCTGCTTTTGAACCATCACCACCAAATAAATGAGTCATAGCAGGGGCCTTCTGTAATTGTGAAATAAGTTCCGGTCTTTGTAATAAAGCAGCAGCCTCTGCTCTGTCTTCCTCAGTTAAATGTTCAGCACTTGCCGCTTGTTGTAAAAAGTTAAGGATTGCTTGTGTTCGGGCACCACCGGGTGCACCTGACCTAGAATCAGGTACAAGCATCTCTGCAGGATAATGTACACCCCCATGACTCGTAGAGTGTACAGGGGCGGCCGCTTCACTAGGTTGATAAGGGGCATCTGAATACATATCGACTCTTTGTGCATGTTCATCAGGTAAACGACCATTCAATACTTCTCGTAAATCTTTCTTATGGATTGCATGCACACGCCCAGTTGACAATGGTTCTAATCTTACAGAAGGATCTCTAAAATCCATTAAATGTTCTGCATGATCTTGAAAAGGCCCTGCACCTTCGGCATTAACAAACCCCTGACCCATGAAATAATCATTCATTATCCCCATAAAATCCCTAACTTCTCTAAACAACGGTTGGTTGGCAGAATCTATGTACTGCCCTGTATCACTCTGAGGGTGTTCCCTTAGCGATACATCGTCTTTCTTCTTATTCACAGTAATTAAGCGACCAAGTGCTTTAGGTTCATTTCTAAAATCATAAAAGTTATCCGTACCGTGTCTTGGGTGTGCACGGTTAGAAAATAATTGTCCTTCCTCAGGTTTACCTACCCAATCAGATGCCGTTAATCTCCTCCATGAAGGATCATTAAAATGTGGCAATATATCTTTTTCATGTCTGTTTCGATTATGTTGGTCTACCATAGTATTTATTGCTTGTATACCATGTTCACGAGTAAATTGCTCAGGAGAAAAATCATTTTTTGCAGCCATCCTCATAATTTGTCTAAGTAAAGCATCTATCATATGATAATGACCTTCTCCCTGCCTACCAGTTGGTGCCCTATCAACAGGGTACTCATCCCCATTACTGTCCGTATGTATTTCACTACCTCTATGTTCATCCAATATATTATCTAAAAACGGCTGTAAATTACCATCATCATCAAGATAAACTCTCATTACACTTTTTAGTAATAAGTTATCACCCAACAAAACAGAACGAGGGGTGGTCTTAAACATTAAGCAACCCTTCCTGAACCCTTCCTACCAAATGTCTTACCGGAACCACCAGCACCATCACTTCTACTACCGTGCTGTGCCTCATCTGCTTGAATACTTTCAGTACCACCTTGCGGGTTAGTAGACATAGTTCCGTCACCCGGCCCTGCTTCACCAACTCCACCGGGGTCAGCCATTTTCAGTCTACGGTCATCAACTTTATTCTTGAGTCTGCGAAGTAATGCTCGTAACTGATTGAATTGCATGTAGTCCATTTTCTTACGAACTAATTGAATATCTTTCTTCATAGAATCTATCGATGCCAACTTCATGCTAGGTTCTTTAGGCATCGCTGGCATCTTGGGCGCAGCCATTTCCTTAGGCATCTTAGGAGGAGTTGGTTTACCCATACCCTTGGGGCGCTCACCCATAGTTGGACGAGGTTGCATACCCTTTGGCATCTCTATACCACCCATCAATCTACGAGAAGCGTGTTGACCTAATGTCTGTTGATATTTTTCAGGGAATAGACTTACTGGCTGAGTAGTCTGCCTGTGGCCTCTGTGTAACGCTAACGGTGCTTCGTTAAGCCCACCTTTGTCTGCAGGGTGACCCATTGCACTGGCTACACGCTTACCTCTAATTTCAGAAATTTTGTCTGATTTGCTTCTACCAAATGGTGTAGTTTCCATTTGAGGCTGGACCCAAGGTTTGTGATCTTTCATAAGACTAGACCAAGCGCCATCTATTGGTTCGCCTTTGTTAGCATCTTGGAATTCAGGGGTAAACATCTCTTCATATTGATTACCAAATTCAGGTAATTTCATTGAGTTTCCTCTATACCTTGCGGCATTTTCATCAAATATTCTCTGTGCTTGTTCAGTGTACATAGAAGAAGGGCGCTCTGCATTTTCTTCCATATCGGCTAAATCTTTGTAATCCATAAGGCCATATGGTCTTGGGGCTTCACCTTCCGACATTGCTTTCTGCCTTGCTATTTGTTCACGAATTGGATCTTTGTCACTGCCATACTCTTTCATAAGGCTAGACCAAGCATCGGCCATCGGTTCCCCGGTAGCAAGCGTTTGCTGACCATATGGTTGATTGACCTGAGCGCCAAACATAGCAGACGCATTAGGTCCACCCTGTCCGGGCATACCTGTCATCTGACTAATCTCTGCACCTACTGCATTTTCATTATCATCATCCATGATAGGTTGATCTTGTTCCATCTCTTCTTCCATACCCGGAGGTAATTCAGGTTTAGGTTCTACAGTTTCTAATCTAAGATGAGGTAAGTCAGTGACCTTTTCTGCATTATCCCTCTCGGCTTGCTTTTGGTCTCTGCGGCGCTCCATCTCTTCAGGGTCACCAATACCGTGCCTGTAACTCTCTTCATCTTCAGAGTTAGCAGTATACATATGGCTTGCTTGAGACTTAGGGTTATACAGACGAGTGTCTGACCCAGTACCATGATAACCTTGTCCACTTGGCATTTCAAATCACATCTAATATATTTTCATCCAATTCGCCATCAGCCTGAGATAATAATTTTTCTTTTACTCTCTTCCAAGTTTCAGGACTTTCTTTGCCCAACTCTACTTTCAAAATATTGATTGTGTTGTTGGCTACCGCCTTATTAGGCTCGGCCCAATTTTCTTGGTATCGAGTCAGGTCTTTCAATGTCTCCCTGACTTCCTTGTGAAGTTTAACCATATCAGATACTACTCCATCATCGTGAATACTAGTTTCTTCCATGTATTGTGCTAACTTACCATTCAGGTTTTGCACATTGCTTCTGAGAACTTCTACCTCTTCTCCTACCTTTACTGCCACAATTGCAGTAGCGCTCCTCTTAACTAGAGGTTGAAAGTGATTTTTCATGTGTCTATAGACCAACTCTTCAGAACATTCTAACTCTGCTGCAATATCTTCAGATGTTCTCTCATCTTCAAAATAAGATACTTCGTAAGTTCTGCGATCGTCACTAGTACAAACTACACAAGTATGGTTTGCCGAATCACTATAACTACCCATATGATTCCGTACATGACGCTCAGTAGTATTGGTTCTCCAACCCATATCCTTGTCCAATATCCTCGCTTCTATAGAACCATCAGCAAGTCCACTTTCATAAGTGTCCCTTTCCTCATGTTGACATAAAGGACAAGATCGTTTGGTTTGGCGTTCGCCTCCCATACAGAGGGCCAAGTAAGCATTATGGATAATGGTTTTGTAGAATGAGGTTGACGGGATAACAATGAGATTACCTCGCTCTGTACCCAAAATTATGGGAGTACCTGTGTCTATAGACACTGTAAAAAACCTAACTAAAGCAAGTCGTGACATCTTTATGAGAAGGTTTGTTTCTGAAGATGTAAAACAAATAAGAATGGACATATGCGTGGTGTGTCCAAGTTGGGAGCATTCCAACAATAGATGTACAGAATGTGGATGTCAGATGAGAGTTAAAGCCTCACTTAGATCTAGTGAATGCCCGCTAAAGAAATGGGGTCAACATGTCGAACTGTCAGACATTAGAGATACGAGCATATATACTACCGAGCATGAAGAAGGCTCCGAAAAGCCCAGCAACTAGGTACGCCATTGTGTCACTAGATAAACTACTTGATCCGGTCAACATAATTGCTCCAAGTGTCACAATAACAGATAGTAACTGTACCATTACCATATCAACAATTACACTTTTCTTTGGTGCAAAAATTGCCATCGTACTACTCGCAAATCCTATTAGTGGTCCTTCTTTTGCCATCATATTATCATCTCATTCCCATCATTCTACCCATGAAATTACCAGCAGCGCCGCCAGCCTTATCCATGAAGCCATCATTTTGTAATGCAGCACTTAATGCTCCACCCATCATAGATTGCTGTGCGAATGCCATAATCTGTTGTTGTTGCATTTCTGCTTGTTGTATATTTTGTTGACTTGACATTTGTAAATTACTAAATTGCCCAGTTACATTCTCGGCACTCATCGTTTGAAGACCTGAGGGTAAAGAAGTAACATCGAGTTTCATAGTACCCTCATCTTCGTTGATAACAAATGTAGCATTCTTTAGAATTTCTAAAACAGAAAAGGAAACTAAATCATTTAGCATCGAGAGTAAAGTACCCATCTGTGTACTAATGATAAAGCGGTCAGCAGGTGCAAGACTTTTCATCAACGCCATTTGTATTTCGGCTTCACTAGGAGGTTGCATAGACTGTTGTCCCATTTGTTGAGAATTCATACCCATACCTCCAGCCATACCAGCCATAAATGGATTTTGACCCGTTTGTTGCATCATTCCGTTTTGCGTAACAAATGGGTTAGTAGATTGCTGCATACCCATACTACTAGCCCCTAAGTTCAAAGCCTGTCCATTATTTTGTTGTTCGTTGTTGCCAAATAGTCCCATTTTATTCACCTATTGTTGTGGTAATGCTGTCTGCTCTGCTTGGGCCACTACTGTATCATTGATAATTCCATTGTTTGTTAGTGGCTCGCTCTGAATACTATTAGCAGCAGATGGAGTTACAGATTGCATAATCCCAAGATTTGTAATTGCATCAGCCAAAGTTGGTCGCTGCGCTAATATTTCTTGCTGAAATAATCTCAAATCAAACACAATCATAGTGACATCATTGATACCCGTTTCAGGATTTTTATAATGTAATAAACTAATACCCGGTTGAGATTTAGAATCCTTTTCTAATTCTACAAAGAACGGTTCGTATTTCTTAAGCAATTCAGGAGTATTGTCTTTCTTTTTAATAATAGAAATTGGCACAGCGATTGTACTAACTCCTTTCTTAACCATCTCTCTCATACCAATCTTAGTCTTATTATGATCTTTATCTGATTCCGATTCCCATTTACATAACAAATGATATAGATGCAAATGCTCAGGACAATATGTTCCTTTCATCAACCTACCATTAGTTACTTGTTCTCTTGCAACAAATGCTTCGGGTGCACCTGTAACTGGATTTTTCCAATATAATTCCCAAAGGCTCTTACCCGTTTCTTCATCACATATCTTTGAATAAAGATTGTCATATTTGATTAACTCTTCACAATCACAACCATCGATTACACAATGGCTAGTTTGTCGATTATAGCGATACTTGTTACCCCAAAGCCATCTGAAGGGATTAAGAAGACTACGCTTAGTTGGTGTCAAAAGGCGACGGGCTTGTTTGGTATCTTGCTTCCTTGCCTTCCTTGGGTCAGCATGACGGCTAGGATAGAAGTTAACCTTTGGAACTTCTATATTTTGTTTGCTAGCGGCACTAGCCATAGCCTGTTGTGCACTTTGCATTTCTAATAATTGAGCATGACTAGCATTACCTTGTTGCCCTAATGCCATTAAATGAGCATCACTCATATTCGCCAAATTCGCATCAGTCCTTGGCACTCTGCCGGTGCCACCAAATCCAAAATTCATTGTCATTTCTAAATCCTCCTTCACATAGTTAGTATATCAATTAGTGTGTTCTCCACATTCCAGCCAATCCTTGTAGCCATCATACCTCTTCTTGTAGGTATACCTGCTTTCTGTAAGCGTACTAAATCTTCTCTAAACGGATCAAACATCTTATGTTCACCAAGCCGTTGTTGCTGCCAAAGTACATTAGCAGATTCATCCCACCATTGGTCTGCTTTATTAGCAACCAACATGATTACTTTAGGACAATAACGCTTACCTCTAAACCAAGACCTGAAATTACGATAACGATATTGACGATGCAGGATTGCATCTACAAGGTACTTGAAGCCACCAACCGCTTGAAGTGCGGGTTCCCCTCCTTGTAAAACTCTATCATCAAACATAAACAACACCGCTTCTACATTACGATTGACCATATCATCTATCCAAAGATTCCAAAACCTTTCATGCCCACCGAGGTCGGCAGAATAAACAACACGCTTATCTCCTTTCCAAGATATTCTTTTTCTTGTAGGGCGTGGAAGTAGAAAACGATTCATTCCGGGTATTCTATAATGCTTGGTCCTTTCATCTTCAGGTATTTCTTCCATTTCACCCGGCGTTGTCATATACCTATCAAGTGTAGTCTTTCCAGTTAATGGAGCACCGTATACCCCTACCCTACGAGGAATGAAATAATGATATAACTCACGAGCGAATACCATTCCACCCACAAGTGCTGAACCTCCCATTGCTGACATTATATCACCTAATCGAAAATTGAATCAGCCCAACCCTGTAAAGTTTCCTTTAACCAATTACCTGTAGATTCCCAAAGGTTCCAATCAGTATAGTATTCATAAGCACTAACCACAAATGCAGTTAATATGGAAAACGCAATTACCTTTATCCAGCCAACTGTTCTTTCATAGGCTACATCGACCATATTAGCCGTATGCATCATTCTCAAAGTCTCCTCAACTGTATCATCAGAAGGAGTTTTGAAAATACGACCCAAGAAGAATCACTCCTTCTTTTTGTACTTACCATCAGGGCCACGGACCCTTTTTGGCTTTTCTTCTTCAAAATCTAAACCTAGACTAAGTGGTTGGTTATTATCATTGATAGGTACTTTAGGTACAAAATCAGAGTAACCCGATGCTTGACTACTCAATCTTTGTTCTACCCAAGGTGGAGTCTTACCGGGATTCTTTTCCATCCAATCAAGTTCTGATTCAAGTTGCGCTTCTTGCATACGCATTTCCATATCTTGGCGGCGGCGATCAAAGGAAAACTCCATACTTCTGTATCGAGTTCTACGCTCCCGTTCCATAGAAGCCATTCTTGCTTTATCATCCATCCCTTGTTGGAAGAACATCTTGAAAAGATAGTAAGCAAGTCCTTGCACAGCAAATGCAGCCATTGCATAAGTTAATCCGTTTATAGCAGGTTCTTTCAAATCTATCCAAAAATTAGCATCAAATATACCAACGGCTAAGCCGATAGACATTGATTGCATTAATATTAATCCCATTAAGCGAATTTCGCTTTGGTCATGCTCAGGTAGTGGTGTTGATCCAGTCATCATAAGGTCTCCCTCTCTGTCATGGGGAAATAATAGTATCACATAAAGGATTCTGTGGTGGGGTCGAAAGGCCAAGAGGGTCAGCCCTCCGACCCTATCTTAGCCAAAATGGATTTAGATTTAATCCTTCTTGACTCTCTTGCCTTCTTTTATTGGACCCGGACCAGCATTAGTACCAATGATAACAAGCACACCGTGCGCCGGTTTCTTACTGCCACCTTTAGCATTCATCTTGTCCTTTGTCTCTTTCAATAATTGTTCACCTAATTTCATGCTCTCACCCTTTTTCTGTTGTCCGTAGGCTCCGCCTCGTTGTTGTTCCATTTGGCCTGACCAAATATCTTTGTCTCCCATCCCCATGCTTGCACGGTTACCTACACCTGCTATACCTGCGGCTGCTCCACCCGTAGAAGGAGTAGCACTTGCAGTACCATGCATATTAGGACTTGAACCTTGAGACAATTGACTTGCTATAATAGTATTAGCAAAGTCCCTAATGCCGGGAGAATGCATCATCCCTTGTACTGTCCTGAAAGCCTGATTGCCTCGACTACCAGTACCTGCGGCACGACTCGCCATTCCGAACTTTCCTCTACCACCAGTCTTATCATAAAACGCATCTAATTCTTCCAAGCGCCTTGCTTTATTTCTAGCAGTTCTATCTATACCTGCTTGTCCACTAGTTTGTAAACCTTTGATTCCTGTTTTTTCTCCGACCTTTTTGGTGGCTTGTGCACCAAGTCTACTAATGCCTTCTTTACCACGAGAAAGTGCACGACCTGATGCTCTTGTACCAGCACCTACAACTGCAAACGGATTAATCAAAGTACCAATAGCACTAACTGTGCCTCTCGATAATCGCTGCCATATACTGGGATCTTCAATAGGTTCTCCTATCGGTTCGCCAGTTATTGGATTAATGTAAGAAGCAGTATCATCATAGTCAAATACATCACCATAATCGCTTTCACCGAATGGCTGACCGGGGGCTATCGCATTACCCATATCGGTAAATACATTACCAACTAAACTTGCTTTAGCGCCCTGACTCCGATTAACTGCATCAACAGCAAAGACGACAGCGACTACCAAAGGTAACAATTTGTTTATTTTGAAAGTACCGGGTTCAGTGCTTTCAGGCATTTCTTCCGGCGCTCTCCCTAATACGCTACCTAAATTACCACGGTGTTCATCAATTAAATGATGAGCAGAAGCAACCAATTGTCCCTTTGCATTATCAGGTAATTTGTAAAATGCCTCACCAATCTTTTGCATTATCTCTTGTTTTTCAGAAGATAGGTTAGCAGTATACTCCTCTGCTGCCTCAACATCTTTGGGATCCATTATGCGAGTAAGGTCATAATCACCTCGCCCGCCACCCTCCTTAAGGACGGTCCATGCGGCGTTAGTCGGTATTGACGATAAACTCCACATGTAGCATCCCACGCTTGCGCTGCTCATAAGCATGTTGCAAAAACTGATGGTGGTCAGCGCATTCCATCAGCAGAGCGAGATTTTGCCAAGAAGTATTCTTGTCAACTGTGCTCTCCATTCGCAACAGATCTTGAAAATTAAGTGTAGTCATGGCAGTGAAAATGTTCGCCCACCAATCAGTTGGCATTATATCGCTATCGCCGTCGCCCACGATACCCTCTATAGAGAGGTGGTTCAAAGTCATTTTGATTTGAGGAGTCGCCAAGAGAGGGCCATTGGTTCGCCTGTTAATTTATCTTGAAATGATTCTGCTGGAGGCAGCATACCTTGTGCTTGTTGTTGTGGTTGTGGTTGAGTTAGGCCGAGTTGTTGTTGAAGATTATTTCGATATTCAGGATATTTTTTATCCATCTCTCCTTGCCAATCAGTCATCTGTTGTCCATATTGTTCATCACTAACGCCTTCCGCTCTTTCAGGACCATAATTGTAAGTGAAGTCCTTCGGTGGTATCTTATCATACGAATAACGATAATCACCCGCAAACGAAGGCATCTGTTGTGAGTCTTTGGGAACTGAACTTTCGGGAAAATGAATCATTACGGGTCGTGAGCCGGATTCTCCAGCCCTTGTCTTAGCATAACCTGCAGCATCGCTTGGTTTATCTGTGAAAAATGCGGCTTCTTGTCCTACGCCACCCCTCGACTTTCTTGGTTCTATTCCACGCCGCTTAATGCCTCCAAAGAATCGCCCGCCCTGTACAGCATCTTCTGTTGTACCATGAAACGGCATCTTGAGCAATCGCCAAGCGATGTCCATCGGTTCGCCTGCTTGATGAATATCACTATCCCAATCTGCTCTCGCTTGGGGGTTTTCATCTATATCCATTAATTTTCCTTGGACTAACTTTGACCATGCTTTAGGGTCATTGATTGGTTGAGGTTCCCCTGATGGTGGATTAGCAAGTATGTCTTCAGGTATTGGTTCGCCTTTGAAACCATGTGTAGTTTTGGCCTTTGAGTGAGGCATTTTCTCCCATCTCTTTACTTCTGTAATAGGTTGCCCTTCAGGGAATCTTTGTCTGAGATGCCAATCAGGTATGTAATTTTTAAGTAACCGCATAGCGATGTCCATTGGTTCGCCTGTTGCAAACATAACATCCTTCTCACTTCCACTAACATCACCATAATGTTCGTCTACATGACGCTCATAAGCGATCTTGCCCTGTGGGTCATAAGGAAACTCCTGACCACATACATGGCATGTCGGCATGTTAACGCTGACGCAGGTCCATGAAATAAATGTGGCCCTCGCATCATCTAGTAGGAATTACTAGTGGTAAAGAATGTGTCCGAGAAAGTATTTGGAGGTGTCGATGTCCGGGCCAGTTGCCGGGAAAGTCATCAGGAGTATAAGGGTAACTCTTGATCTAATTGCATATTGTTACATTGTAAACAAAGCCAAGCAATGCCACGCTGTACACCATCGTACTTAGTATACAGTCGCTTAGTAGGTTGGTGCCCACATGCATTACAAGCGGGACTTGGTTTGCGAGGCATTTTGCTCACCTTTGATATTCTCTAGCATCAACTTCCATCCTATGATTTGGAATCGGTAGTCCACCAGTTGAGGTATTTTCCATATGCCGTTGTCGATTCAAATTAAAATCAGTAATCATTCTTTCTTGAGGAGGAGGGACACCTTGACCTAATGGCACCTGTCCTCTTTTTTCTTGCAACATTCTATCCATATCTTGCATAGTTGCAGGAGGAAGTCGCTTTAAGTTAGCACCCGGTGCAGGGCCTTGGTTTCTTGCTCGTGCCAATGCCACATCTAGTGGATTTGGTTCAGGTAATCCACTAGCGATCTCGCCATAATCCATAGAGTCCTTCAGCAACATCCAAGCATGTTCAAAAGGACTCGCCATACTTAGGCCGAAGGGGTTGCGGGTGAAAAGGATTACTCAATTCGTCGAAGCCAAATCTTGCATATCAAATGCTGTGTTTTCAAACATAGGTACCTGTGGTGTATTGTATGAGTTAGGACCATATCTATTATGGAAGTCGGTTTCTTTTTGGTATCTTTGTATGTCACTCATTTCGACTGGCATAGAACCTAGTGAAGGGTCATGCTCTCTACCGGACAAGAATTGTAAATCTGTAGGATATTCGTGATTAGGGTACAAACCATCAGCCTCTTCCGGGTCTATGTCAGGTACTTGAATTTGAGATCGAGGATTTTTTACTCGCCCCATTGGTGGGGGGCCTCGTGAAGTCTGCTTTTCATGCAATTTATCCCAAGCCCCTTTCATAGGCTCCTCTTGATAATCCCAAGAAGACTCATTAATATCCCAAGGTTTCGCTTTGTCTTCACCCTGAGACCAATTAACATCATCCCATTGTTTGAGAAGAAGCCAAGCCTGCTCAAACGGAGTCTGCATATTCAAGCGGAAAGGGTTGGGGGTGAAAAGGATTACTCAAATTAATATGGTTTTGTCCAAGACCGGGCTTGCTCAATTTTACAAGTAAAGCATCTATCAGATAAAATTACAATTGTACATTTACGACAAACAGTAGCGTATCTGACTCTATCAGGTAATTTTTTCCTAACCTTATGCTTGAGCATAGAATATTTCATCATGTTTTATCGCCTTACATGTGTTGTTTTTTTCTGAAATACCTTCGACCAAGCCTGTAGTTTACTTAATTTAGAGGTTTTTTTCTTTTTACCCGTAACTAAACATCGACCATAGTTGTTTTCAACTTCGTCTAATTTAGAAGATTGGGCATCTAGCCATTGTGTAAAATAATTACATCTATCCATATTATCACTTCCTTTTCATATTACGAGCCAGTTGACAAGCGAGCCTAATTTTAGAAGTGGACTGTAAATTCCATAAATCATCGTTATTTAAGCCAAATCTTTTCTCAGCATGTCTACATAGTTCACGCCGACTCATAGATCCAAAATCCGAATCGATAGGAATTCCTAACAATTCCCGGTCAATAGGGCGCTTACTGCGTGAGTCCATCCAAACATACACCTTCTCCATCAAGGAGATGCATATTCGGTAGAACCACTGGAACATGTAGACCCCAGTGCGGTGTAAAAATTAAACTTTACTGTTTTTGATAGTTCATGACGGGCACTTCAGTATCTCCATGTCCCATCTGACGAAGGGCTTCCATACGATGACCACCTTCTTGTCCGCCACGAGAGTGTAATGCCGGTATACCCATAACTTGACCTGCTTTGACTCCATCGATTATGTTTTGAATATGTTCTTTTCCTTTATCCGACCATCGATAATCTGCAGCCTTATCCGGCATTTGGTAACCTGATTCTTTCAAATTATCAAAATACTGATTAGGAGTCAATTGCTTTATTTCACCTACGGGTTTTGATACATTAACATCTAACTCAGGCCCATATTCACCTTCCGTCCGACCATATTGTTCTAAGCCCAAGGCATTACCTATCATACCCTGTGGATGATTATATGCATCAATTACTTCTTGGTCTGCACCGTATTCAGGAAAACCCATAAGATGTTCGTTTTGCTGATAAGCCATTTGTACACCGGGTACATTAGTATCAACAACTGGCATCTTAAGCAAAGCCCAAGCCGCATCGAAAGGCTGCATAATAATCACTGTCCGTAAGAAGTAAATGAGGAATCACCGGGCACCATACCCGTTTGAGCATAAAGTCGATCTGTACCCAATCTTTGTGCCTCTTCATTCAATCTCTGCGCCGTACTAAAGTTCGCAGCATGCCCAACTTCAGCATCAGGTTTTTCGGCAGTTGATGTATCTTCAAAATTATATTGCGCTGCAGGTAGTGTCCTGTCATACAACTTCTTCTTTTCGGCATCAGTAATGTCAGACCAATTTTCATACGCATAATCATCGTAATGGTCGAAGTTACTATCGCCTTCTTGAGGCTCCCTCATAGCAACTGCTAAAGAATCTTGAGGCTGTTGCCCTTGAAAGGATGGGACTATCCTACCCTCAGGAGTAGCAGCCGAAGAAGTGTAACTTTTCAAAAGTCGCCAAGCATGATCGAAAGGTTGCATAATTACTCACCTCTAAACGCAGTTGCAGGATTCATCATAGGGCTATACATTTGGTTGTAGCACCTAATGCATTCTTCAGGACTACCAGTAGCAGGATCTATTTGACTAGGCTCACCACAAGAAGGACACTTTACATCTTCTTTCAAAAGTCGCCAAGCGAGATCAAAAGGGCGCATATCCTAGCCGAAGGGGGCAGAGGGTAAAAGATTACTGTTGCACCTGCGAGGGCTGTACCTGCATTTGGAATTCAGGGTCAGGCCCAACCATCGAAAGCGCAGCCCGCCTTCTTAAATCTTCAGCCTCTTCAGAAGTCATAGTGCCTTGATTCACAAGATATTGCATATCAGTTTCGTCAATATTGTCCCAAGGCCGCTCATCAAAACCACCACTAGTACCCGGATCGTTTCTGTGCAAATCAGCAGCCAAATTAAATTGAGAATCCGGGTTATCCATGTTATGGTACTTCATCCAATCAGCAGTGTTTTGTCGATGAGGCTCCCGACTTTGCTTCAACAAAGCCCACGCTACATCAAATGGTCCCATGACCTAACCCAACAAGACAGAACAGAAATAGTTATTGTCCCATTTCACAAAATCTCAGTATTGTCAAACCTATCTTTTTAGCCTCTTCATTAGAAAAGGTCATCGCATTTGTCAAAGGGCCATTTTGCTCAGGAAATACCAACTCAATTTCATTTGAGGGGTATCTTCGTATTCCAAAAACGCTCATCTCATCAGATAAAACAAATTGACTTGCGTTAGCATAACCTTCTACCGAACAATTGCAACACATTCCTTCACTAGCATCAAAAGGATCATTCCTATCAACATAGTCATCATCAAAAGTACATTCATCATCACACTCAGGGCATCGTATCGTAAAGTCTACCATGAACATACCTACACGATCACTGCAATATAAAACTTATTCAGTATACCAAAAAGTTTTGTCAAATTTTTTTTATCCAAGCGCCGTATGTGGTTAGAACGGGAAAAGTCGGGGGAAAAGTCCCATTCCTCCGGTGAAAAGTCTCGGTCCTTTATATACCCACCATGATATTGTATTAACTGGTGTTGCCCTTCACGGGTACACGCCCCCCTGTTCATAGAGTAGGGTATAGTGCGTACACTACGCACTGTTCCCCGCACACATGCGTGGGGGTACATGCCCTTGTGGGGTTTGCATCGGGAGATGGCATACATGCCAGCAAAAAACGAAAACGAAAACCCAACGGAGGCGCTACATGACAGCCTCATTGCGGCTGGTTACACAGTAACCATTCGTGATGGAGCGGTCACATACACGCCACCTGAAATGAAGCAAACAGCCGGTCGCAAGACCACCGCAAAGACAACACCAGCAAAGCAGACCGCATGGGAAGCAAAGCAAGCGCAATGGTATAACACCAAAACCGCTCGTGCTAACATGGCGGCTCACAAGAAAGCAGGCAACCTACCACGCTATGTGGATGGCAAACTGTACTCTTTTGAAACTGCTCGTGCGCTAAAGATGGTTACCAAAGCAGGTAACCCTACTAAGGCGTTCAAGGCTGGTGACCTAGACGCAACCAAAGGTACAGATGTAGAAGGATTCGTAGCACCTGAAGGTTACATGCTAGTTCGTAAAGTTTGAATCGGTAAAGGTTTGTTAAAATATACGCAAGGCGACCGCCCTGTAAGATACCTAATGGGTGTCGTACTTGCACACGATCGGGTATGAGAGTAAGCACCCTACGAACATGTTCGTGAACTCTCAGTCTAGGTGCGGGCTTGCCTGCATTGACCTTACAGGGTAATCGTAGTACTAGCATGGCTAATGCGGGCCAAAACAGGGGCTGTGACGGAAGCAGCCCCGACCACTGAAGGGGCCAGCCTGTAATGCAGGCTGGTTCCGACAGACATGGCAGAAGAAGAGAAACCTATTCCTGTTACATGCAGACCGTACCGTAGGACTGAGGGCGAAGAAGCCCAAACCAACGGACCCTGCACATGTAATGGAGTTAACTGCGCCCCGCAGTAAAATTGTTACACGATCGCAAGAGAGCGATGTGTGGTATAATCCCCCCACTCACCTAGGGGCGAACATGTTCGTACCTTAAGTGAGGTGTTAATGCGTTAGCATGTATATGCTTAGCGCTTTATCCTATTCAAACCATTCGTGGTACTGCGAGCCGATGGCTCATTACGAATACATGGAATACAACGACGACACTAGTCATGTAAACGAAACGGTAGTGCTTACGAATACATATACACCTACTCCTATAGATAATATATCTCTTTATTTTTGTAAGGGGTGTAGTGTATGTAATGTATATGAAATTACGAATACACGACTAGTGTACACGATGTATTTCATGTACTCGTCGAACGCAGTACAGCGTTTAGCCTATTCATTTCGTACACCAGTAGCCGTCACGAAGGGCGGTGCAATGGCGGGTGCAGACGAGATAGACCAAGACCCCTTCGGGGGCTGACAGTCGGGAAAGA